ATGATTAAGATTTCAATTAAGTTGGATAAAAGGCGTCGATTGAATAGCGGCAGATTCCCTTTGAAGTTCAAAGTGGCAAGGAAAGATAGTGCCATTTATATTCCCACAGGCTATGAGCTGAAAGAAGATGAATGGGATGCTAAGAATGAAAAGGTGAAAGGAATACCCGAACAGAGAGTTATCAATATGAAGCTTATGAAAAGGATTTCCCTTCTCAATGATAAGATAGTGCAGTTACAAGAAGAAGGCAAACTGCGCTACTTCTCTAATAAGAAGCTATCACTTTATCTGTCTAATGAAGAAGATAAAACCGATTACGAGAATCATCTTTTCAAAACACAGATGGCAGAATTTCTATCCAAGAAAGAAAGTGAGGGAACTAAACGCATATATATCGCAGCAGAAAACAGAATAAAAGATTTCTGTGATTATGACACATTAAGGGTTGAAGATATAGATATAGACTGGTTGGATGATTTCGTTGATTTTCTAAAGATAAAAAATTGCAAAAACACCATTGCTATGAGATTAAGGATTGTCCGAACCATCTTAAACTATGCTCGCAAAAAAGGTGTCCTTAAAGAATATGTTTTTAATATGTATAGTATTAAATCAGAAGAAACAAGGAAACGCTCATTAACTGTTGAACAGTTAAGAAAATTGCATGAAGCAAAGTTATCACCTATCCGCTCTAAACATCGTGATATGTTCTTTCTTATCTTCTATCTAATGGGTATCAATGTTAAAGACCTATCGAAATTAGAAAAAATAGAAAACGGCAGAATCTCCTATCGCCGTTCAAAAACGGGAACGCTATATAATATAAAGGTAGAACCTGAGGCTATGGAGATTATTGAACGATATAGAGGAAAAGAGCATCTGATAAAGCAATTCGATAGAAAAGCATCGTATCTAAGCTTTGACCAAGCCAACAATAGATGTCTTAGCAAAATCTGCAAAAGTATAGGAATACCCGAAGTAACTACTTATTGGGCAAGACATACCTTTGCTACTATTGCTTATGAGATTGGTATCAGTATGGATATTATTGCAGACTGCCTTGGGCATAAGAATAGCCATAGAATAACCTCTATATATGTGCGAAAAGACCAACAACGGATTGATGAAGCCAATCGAAAGGTTATTGATTATGTTCTATATAACAAGAAGGGGTAGAGCTTTCGCCCTACCCTTTCTTATTATTCTATTACTTCCAAATACTTCAACTTTGCGAATCGGTATGAGTTATATGTTTCACCAAGCGTTTTATACACCTTAGATGTGAAGTACAGAATGCAGCCTGTATAATCATCAAATCCTAGGATGATATACTTATCTTCAATATACCCAGCCACGTATGCGCCAATATCCTTTCCCTTATAAAGAACAGGCTTTCCACGATACGCATTAAAAAATTCTTTATTTGTCATTATTATGTTTTTCTACCAAGAAACCAATTCCTGCATGAATATTGCCTAGCTTATAAAAAGACTGCCCCAAAGTCATAATGTAATCGGTGAAGGCATTCTCTCCTATATTAAGCTCAAAATCTTCATCCGTATCTGGTTCTCCATGTCTTACATATCCCTTATTTGGAGTATAGAGTAATTTATGGTATGAACCTTCCTCGCAGATATAAAGACCGCAATCATAACAATCTGTGCTCCAAAACTCAGGCTTTTTAACGAAACAGAGCATCACATCGCCATCATAGATAGGAATACGAGACTGATTTTTATCTATTTTTTCGCCTACATAGTTTTTACTATCAATGCTATCTGATTGACGAATAACAGACACAACAGAATAACCACTACTAATAAGTTCAGCAATAGCAACATACGTCCCTTGTTCTTTGAGGTCAAACTCCTGTTGGATTCTTTTACATTCCTTCTCGAAGATTACAAGGATTCTAGTTAAATCATCGCCAAAATTCGCCATATCTAAAATTAAACTATTGTTCGTATAAAGGCTATATGCCTCATTTGCCATAGCCAATACACGTTCAATATAATCTTTTGGCTTATTACTAACTCGCCAATACTCACCACTCTTCATTTTCTGTAAGTAGGAGTACATATCCATAGCATCACGTTCATCTATCCCATGCTTCATACAAACTATCTTATACTTATCGGGATAAACACAAGATACTAATTCCGTAAACTCATCCATGACTTGCATGGCATTCAAAAAATCCTTTGCTTTCATATACTATCATTATTTTAGTTCATCAAAGTCAAGCCACTCAATCTTATCGTAGCACTCATACAGAACTTCAATACGCTGTGTTCCGTCTCCTCTAGTGACTATCCATCCATCATCACTCATCGCTCCGTGGTGAAGAGACGTAGGATTTACGCCTCTACCACTATATCGGAACATTACCCACTTTTTTAATGGTGGCTTCTCTTCCTTTAGGTCGTGCCATAATGATGCAGCATTCACGTAAGGAACGTTTTCTGTGTTACAATCAGTAACACCAATCTTTTCTGTACTGAACGTTACCCCGTTCAGCTCATTGTAATCTACCTCATCTTCATTGCTACAGATATTGAGATAAATCTTCTTAGGTAAATTCTTTATTTTCATATCCCTTAAACTTAATTTATGAATATTTACCAATTCCAAATGTCAGCGTATCTTTCATCTGGTGGTGTTTTAATCTTTGGAAATATAGGAGTATTGCTGATAACACGATGGTCGCAACTTCCTGTACTTCCACTAGTAAGTGGCTCTCCGTTACAGACTAATCTATATTTACATTCATCACATTGTATGTAATTCATATCACTTAAATTTAATAATAAAAAACTCAGTATCAAGCCATTTGTCGGGGCAAAGACCTTTTTTAGGCTTACCGATGGTGATACTCTCAATCTCCTTCTCAATTCGTGGGCTATCCTTGCGGTAGCCGTTGATGAAGAGAACGTGGGTATATTGTTTTGCGATAAAATGGTTACAACGTATCATCAGTTTTAGATAATCAATATCTCCGCTTATCTTTTTATCCATCAAATACTTCGTAGGATTTTTTGCAAAAACATCATAAAGTCGAACTGTCCAGTAACCTTTAATCATCCGATACTCTTCATTCTTTCTTCCGTCCGCAATCATATCGAACCATTGCTTACTGACGGTGAGGGTCAATACTTTCTTTTCCATACGCTATAATTCTTCTTTTTCAAATTCACTTTTTGGAACTCTGTAAGATGTACTATGATATTCACACTCATCATCTTTACCTATAATATATTTAGCAAGCATATCTTTCAATGCCTTATAAGCTAAAGTGTTGTGACGAATCTGAATACGTATAAAGTTCTCATTATCACACATTGTAAGTGGTGATTGATTATTCATATACACCTTGCCTTTCTTACCAAGGTTACTTCCGTTGTAACGTTGGTAGAAATATCCGCTAGCCTTATGCTTGATTCTGTAAGGTTTAACCATAACTATTCTTCGTTACATAAAGTTTCTACTACCTTTGTTCTTGTGGTTTTTGTTACAGGGTCATATTCGTCATGAAGAGCCTTTACCACACCTTTTTTGTTGGTAAAATAAACCACTCTGCCACCATCATAGAAACGATATACGGTTATACCATCCACAACAAATAGCTTCTCTACTTTAATTTCATTAATAGAGTCTGATGTAGGAACATTAATTCCTTTGTTATCGTTGCAAGAAACGAGCAGGAATATAACCGATACAAATAATAATATAATCTTCTTCATACGCTACTTATTTTGTTAAACTTATTGCCTTTTTGATACGATGGTCGAACTTGTTGCGATATTTACACTTGCTCGAACCTTCACAGAACATAACACAACCATTCTCGTTATAAGCTTCCTTAAACTTCGCTTTCCAGTAAGGTAAAGGATGCTTACTTGGATAATCAGCATAAGTGTCTGCTTTCATTATCTTCTTTGCTAATCTAATCTTCATCCTTCCACCTCCTCCCAGTCTGTTGCAAGAATATCTTCGCAAGTGAAATAACTCCAACAACTTGGAAAAATATGAATGAAACCTTCCGAAGAATGTGTTGTTGCTTTATAGAAAATGTTGATATTTTTATCTTTATCTATCCATAGTTTGTCAACTATACCCCAGCCGATTCTTCTCACTTTCTTTCCTTCCTTCATTCTTCTCAGAGCCTCCGAGAAGTCAAATATTTCCTTGCTCATTATAATTTTGCTTTAAAGTTGTAAATTGGTTTAATAACATCAATGACATCAACCGTAGGTTTGATTAACTCAACAATCTCTTCGGTTGGCTTGTATGCCATAGGTGCTTCATCAATGGTTTCTTCACAAACTGATGTGGAATAAATACCATTCATTTCATTCTTGTAAGAATCCATAGATAACTCTTTCTTTGCCTGTGTACGAGACATTAATCTACCTGCGCCATGAGGGGCAGAGCATAGCCAATCTTTGTTACCTTTTCCCTTGCAGATAAGAGAACCATCACGCATATTCATTGGGATAATGACTACCTCATCCTTTTTTGCACTGATAGCTCCCTTTCGCAATATACCCTTGTCTGTATCTATATAGTTGTGAATGGTTGTAAAAGAATACTTATCTGAATTAGCATCAATATCTACACCTAAAGCATTTACAAGTCTGTTGGCGATAATCATTCTGTTTTGTTCAGCATATTTTTGAACTATGCGCATATCATTGAGGTAGTCATTGAGCAAATCACCTTCCAAGTAAGAAAGTTCCTTGCTTATATTTTTAGTACCTAATGACTTGATAACACTCTGTATCTCATTTTCTCTGCCTTCGCTTTTTAGCTTGGCAATAACCTCCGACTTATCGGCAGCCTTCTTGTGGCAATACTGGTAAGCAAGGTTTTGGTAATAGTTGCATACCCTAACACCAAGGTTTCTACTTCCTGTATGTATCACAAGAAACTTCTCTCCTTCTTCATTTGCATCTAACTCAATAAAGTGATTGCCACCGCCAAGACTTCCAACAGAACGATATACTATTTCCATACTGTCAAGACAATCCCAAGCACGGAATTTGCCAAACATACAACCATCAACCAATCCGTTTATGTAGGCTGATACTTCTCCCTCGTTGACATTAAAACCAGACGGAATCAACTTATTGACTGCTTCATCAAATTTCTGCAAGTCAATATTAACTTTACCAAGTCTAACGACTTTCATTCCGCAACCTATATCTACTCCTACGGTGTTAGGAACTACTCTTTTGTCCAGCTCTATCACCGTGCCAATAGTACAGCCTTTACCTGCGTGACAATCTGGCATTATTCTTATTTCACAACCAGAGTAAGCATCGCTATTGGATAGAACTTCTATCTGCTTGATAGCTTCATCTTCTATTGTCTTTGCAAAGACCTTTGTAAACTCATTCATATCTCATTTCTTTTTACTTGTTAAACTTATCGCCTTGGTGATTCTATGGTCTTTTTTACCAACAAAACCATAGCATATTTTGTACTCAAAATCTCTTAATCTTCTGTACCAATAATCACTTGCCGTACTTAGATGACGAGCTTGCTTCATTATCTTCTTTGCCAACCTAATCTTCATACACCAACCAACATTCCAACCAAATGATGGACGTGCTTATCGAAAGCAATTCCATACTTAAACATTTCCTCAAAAAGCATAAGACGTTCCTCGTTGGTAGCCAACCGAGTAGATTTCTTTTTATCCTCGGTCATTGTAAAATGAGAGCCTACCATTAAATTCTTATTTTCCTTGTGAAGATAAAGATAGCAGAAGAGATTGTGACACCATGGTTTCCAACGCTTACATAACACAATCCAATCATTATCTATCACAACTATATTGCCTTCATCAACAATATCTTCAAACATATTCTTTTCCATACACTATTACTTTAACCATTTACAATGTTTCTTTTCCCATTCATCAAAAGAAAGAGTTTCATTTACATTGCCTAATAATCTCATTTGTTGATAGTAGCTATTGTAAGCATCAATCTTCATTTTATATATTCCTTCGTTTGTTCCCTTCATATCTTCTATCATTTTAAGTCTCATACGCTACTTCTTTTTATCCAGCCATTGCATAACATTATAATAGGAAGTATCTTTGTAATGTTTTAATGATACATCAAAATTGCCATCTTTAAGATAATCAGATAAATCACCTCTCCAATAACCATTTATGAGATGCTCTCGTATGGTACTTGCAGTTTCATTAATACAACGCTTAATGAGTTTCTGCTGCTCCGCATTCTTATTGTAATGAAGAAGCGAACATGATGCTCGTTTGAGCCATCTCCACCATTTTAAAGAAATCTTCTTTACTTCTATCCTTTCGGGAAGTTCCTCTCTTTTCGTGTGCATATCAATGAGTTTGTTATACTCTTCTATGCTAATTGTTATTTGTCTTTCCATACGTTACTTCTTTTTATCGAATTATTGCCAACAACTTTTAGTTGCCTATTACGTAACATTCTCCCCATAGTATTTGTTGGGTAGAGAACAGGGTATTCTGTATCGACCAAACTAAAACTAGTGTTGCCTTGATTCCAAACTACCTCGAAGATGCTGCCAGTCTTTTCACATCTGAGCAAATCATTCTCATAGATAGGAAATCCGTCACAATCCCTTGCACCTGTAAACTGACAGACGGTTGAATGGTCAACTCTTGGGCATAGGGTGCGTCCATTTCCACCTTTCCCCATATAAATATGAGTACCATCAATCTGATGCACTAAGTCTCCATAGACCCATTCATCATTATAAATGCTCTTTACCTTGAATTTAATTTCTCTTTTCATAAGCTATAATTTTAAATAAAATAGTTATCGAGCTGCCATTTACTGATATTTACGTAGCCGAATGGGGTATATATCATTATTCCTATAAATGGATTATAATCAACTCTGTAATCACAGCCCTTTACAAACGTAACACCCTTTATAATTGTGTCGCAAATACAAGTAACTTATACTGCCAACATATTTTGATATTTTTGCAGCTCACCATCATAAGGAGTGACTTTCAATCCATCAATGAAATCAGCATTCTCAGTTGATACCTCGGTATCATGCTCATTCATAAACACCTTTTGCGCTGTCGTAGAATGGCTTTCAGCTCTAAGCTTACCGAGTGACCGCCAAACCTGCTTACGATGGATGAATAATCCATGCAAAGGAATAGTCTTTACTTCTACTTTTCCCATATCTAATTTCTCATTATGTGACACTTGATAACCTTATGAACCGCATTTGGCTGCGATTTATTAAACTCATTCATTATATGACGCTCCATTTCCTCGGGGAAAATGGGCTTTGTCGGCTTCGGTATAGTGAGGACGGCTTGTATCTTTGCCCCCCCATCCAAGGTAAGCAAACATCTACGACTAATTTTCTCAAATAACATTTTTGTATCTCCTATATTTAAACGTTAAACAAAATCTTAGTTTTTTATAATCTAATTATATACCACCACGGAAGCGAAGCGAGCCGAAGGCGAGCCTTCCATTACTTCATAGGTATTAGCATACACCCTACAGACTATCCCTCCCTTGATATAAGTATAGTTATTGAGTATCATATCCTTTATATAGTCAATAGAGGATAAAAAACGCTTTTCTATGTTTCTGTATTTGCATAAAATCTCGTTTTTGACCGCAAACTTTACCAAATCAAAAGCTTTTTGTACGCTTACGCTTAACTTCTCAGCTATATACTTATATGATATACCATTCTCTCTAAACTTATCGCCGTAGCCAAAACGATTACAAACCTTCTTAGCCGCCTTCAACTCTTTTAAGCCTTTAGGGTGCTTAGACTGCTGAATCATTTGCTTAGCGTAATTCTTTCGATTCTGTACATCAATGATAAGCATAGCAGATAAGGTATCTTCTATGAACTTTACATTCTGCGCATAGGCATTCTTTTTAGAATCATTCCTTGAAATAAACTCGATATTAGGAACAAGGACGTTCCTGTGAGAGGTATGACTTTTTAGAGACTTGAAGACGAGGCAACGATTATTCTTGCCCGTGAACTCAACCAAGCCCAGAGCCTTCAAGGTATCAATACGCTTACGGACAGCACAGGCACTTACTCCCGTGATTTCGTGAAGCTTATTGATGCTCCATCTTTGCACGGCAGAAGACTTGACCCTTGTCTTAATGAAAAGGGAAAATGCAATTACTTTCCTTAGTTCGGGATTGCAATACATATTGTTCAATATCTTTCTGCGTATCTCCATTTTACAGATGCTTTAAAAAGTCAAGAGCAGCAAAGAAATGGGGATTCTCTGCTGCTCCGTATTTAGTAGCCTTGCGGCTCACGTAAATCCAAAATCTTACACATTAGAAAGTTCCCCATAAACTCGCTAAGTGATAGTGTTCTATCTTAAACACACCGCAAAATTAATAAAAATCTGTCAAATAACCAACTTTTCTATTAATAAATTTAAAATAATTAATAGTTTCTATTCGCTTTTTAATAGATTTTTATAACTTTGCATTATATTTTCTATTAATAACCAAATAATAAGTAATAGCGTATGATATACAATCAATATCAGCAGTATGAACTCTCCGACCGCATCATGCAAGCGGTATGTGAGGTAGGCAAGGTTACGTTCATGGAACTTTGCTCTGCGGTGAAGACCGTCAAGCTCAACACCCTTAGAGGACTATATTGCCTCATAAGCCGTGATTATTGCATTCATCCCGACCGCTCGGCTCGCCTACTCTGCCGTACCAGAGCAAACGTAATCAACCAAGCACGAAAGTATATGCAATACGTTCAGTCAAAGGATAGGTATACCTTATCTATATATAACCAAATCGTAGAACTCTTAAAAAGTAACAAAGAATGAAAAGAACAGATTATGAGCTTACCTTGCCCAACCAGCTCTTCCCAACGGACAATGACCTAGAGATTCCGACACTCGATATTGATATGCAAGCAAAGGAGTGTCAGTCACCCTTCCTTTGCTTCGGCGAACAGAAGAGAACCTTCAACCTCAATGGCGAAGGCTCTTTGCACTTCTATACCGATGATTACCGCTTCTCAGCTATCTACGAGCACCCTGAGAAGATATTGCAGCATCACCCTGCCGTTATCGTTGAACCGAACTTCTCCCTATATAATGAAATGCCCGTATCTTTTGGTTTGCAGGCTATCTACAAGAAACGTTGGATTGCCCGTTGTATGCAAGGTAAGGGTATCGGTATCTTCGTTGACCTTAACGTGGCGCAGAAGTTCTATCGCCTCAATATGATTGGCGTACCTCGTGGATGGCGTGCCTTCGCTACCCGTGGATATTCGGATAGACTGAATAATCTCGCCTTTGAGTATTCCATCGCAAGCGATTGGGCAGAGGGCAAAGAGCCGCTATTTGTTATCTACGGCGGCGGTGCTGAGTGTCGGCGGTTTGCCCAGACCCATAGAGGTTGTATCTACATCAACCCCGTTGTCACTACAAAGAAGCAGCTTGCTGCTTTGCAAAAGATTCACGAAGGTGTTGCCTTCATCGGCGAAGAGTTCTCTGTTAAGGCGCAGCTTGATAAGCTTACCCCTTTCTCCAAGCAGATTGAGGATTTCCGAACAGATAACGTCTCTAAACAGATTGAGGAAAAGTAAGATTGTTTATGCGAGATATGGCATTTATTTGCTGTATCTCGCTTTCTTTTGTATCTTTGCATCAGCAAAACGGAAATTGTGGAATATAGGTTCTGAAGTGTCATAACAATATGTATTAGTTAAGATTTGGTTAAATGAAAATAATAGTTAGTTATTAGTCTATAAGCAGCCGCCTGTGATAGGTAGCTGCTTTTCTTATATATAATAGGTATAATATTTTATGATAACTTCAAAGGCTACTCATTATATGGGTAGCTTTTTTATTTGTTTACACGCAACCTATTATTTTCTATTAAAACCCGAATAATCTCCGTAACTTTGCAAATAATAATTATTAAATAATAAAATTATGGCAAGAGAAAAGAGAATCTCACAGAACCCATCCATCGCAAAGGATGAGCTTCTAGTAAAGCTGGGTTTTCGTGAAATGATTGACATTACAAAGCTCCTCTATAATGAGGGGCAGATTGATGGCGTTCCAAAGAACCCTCGCTACTTAAAGGAGAGCGAGCACGACAAGCTCGTCAAGTCACTCGCCGATAGCCCAGAGCTCTTAGAGTACAAGCCTTTGATGGTTTATGGCTTGGAGGATGGTACATACGTCACCATCTGCGGTAATATGCGCCTCAGAGTGGCTAACGAGTTACGCATCGGTGGAAATACGAACTTCGATAAGCTGCCTTGTTTCGTCTTGAAGACCGATACCCCAATTCAGAAAATCAAGGAGTATGCTATCAAGGATAACGTGCAAGCTGGTAATTGGGATTGGGATGAGCTTGCCAATGGTGAATGGGAAACCGATAATTTACAGAATTGGGGCGTTGATTGCTCTTTTCTCAATACCGATGAGGATGATACCGATATTGATGAGCTATTCGAGGATGCCCAAAATACCGAGAGTAAAGCAAAAGATATTAAGCTCTCCGTCCATATTCCACAAGAGTTGGAAGATAAGGTAGATGAGATTAAGGAGATTATCAAGTCTGCCGTTTCCGAATACGAAGGTGTGGAAATAAAATAATAGAGATATGGAAGTCTATCTTGCGGGAGGGCTTACTGGAAATCTTAGTAAGTTTTGGAAAAGTGTCAGTATGGAATTATATATAGCAGGGACTTTAAGCAGACCCTATGTTTATGAAAAGGCTATGGGAGTTTTTTTAGCAGGCGAACCCCCATTAAAGAACATCAAGGATGCCGATTGGGAAGGATTAAATATATTGGAAACTTACTATTATCTACAGAATAATAAAGAGTTTCCTCGATTGATAGGCAATTTTCAGAATTTCCTATTAGATAGTGGTGCTTTCACATTTATGTCGGGAGCAGGTGTAGTTAACTTCGATAAATACGTAGAAGGATATGCTGCATTCATTAAGAAGTATAACGTAAAGAACTTCTTTGAGCTTGATATTGATTCTGTTGTTGGTATCAAAGAGGTTGAAAGACTTCGTGAAAAGCTCGAAAGATTAAGTGGACGTAAGCCTATCCCCGTTTGGCATAAGTCACGAGGGAAAGAGTATTTTATTGAAATGTGCAAGAATTACCCTTATGTGGCTATCGGTGGTATCGTAACCAAAGAAATACCTATCAATAAATATGAGAAGTTATTTCCTTGGTTCGTAAAGATAGCACATAAATATGGCTGCAAGATACATGCTCTTGGATATACAAATATCAGAGGATTGCATACGTATCACTTTGATTCCGTGGATTCTACAGCTTGGCTTTATGGCAATATGAGCGGTTCTATATATAAGTTCAATGCCAAGAACGGAACTATGGATAAAACCAAAGCGCCTGAGGGCAAGAAACTTCGCTCAAAGTTGGTGGCTGCACATAATTTCGGCGAGTGGGTACGCTTTATGAAGTACGCTCGTGCTCGCTTATGAAGGTTTATCTTAGTGGCATATCGGGAGTAAAGCCTTATCTCTTAAATGGAGATATTAAAGCAAACGAGGTATTTGCTCTTGAATCATTCTATTCCGTAAGAGATTGGCAGAAACCGTTGATTCCAAAGTTTGCATCATTTCTCTTGGATAGTGGAGCATTCACATTCATGAGTAATGCCGCAAAGCACGGAAATATAGATTGGCTCAGCTATGTTGATAGATATTGCGATTTTATCATAGAAAACGATATAAGACTATTCTTTGAGTTGGATATTGATAAGATTAAAGGTCTCAGATATGTAGAAATGCTACGACAGCGGATTGAAGATAAGACTCATCGCAAGCCAATACCTGTATGGCATATAGGGAGAGGAAAAGATTATTATCTGAAAATGATAAAAGAATATCCTTATGTTGCCATTGGTGGAATAGCAGCAAAAGAAATGCCCACATCTAAATTTGAGGCATTATTTCCTTACATGATAGGGATGGCTCATAAGAATGGATGTAAGGTTCATGGGTTGGGATATACAAGAGTTGATAATCTACAAAAATATAGATTCGATTCCATTGATTCCACAACCTGGACTGTAGGGGGGCGATTTGGAGAAGCTTCTAAATTTGAAAATGGTAGCATAAAACGTTTATCATTTAGAGATAAGGGAGTTAAATACAAGATGGTGAGAGATAAAGAAGCTCTTACTTTATATAACTTTAAAGAATGGTTAAAATTCCAGCATTACGCTGATAAAAATTTATAGATTATGAAAGATTCATTGATTATTGTATCAGGAGGTATGGACTCGGTAACTCTCCTGCATGAGAAGAAAGAAAACATTGCTCTCGCTATTTCTTTTGATTATGGCTCTAACCACAATCAGAAGGAGATTCCTTTTGCTAAGTTGCATTGTGAGCGACTTGGTATCAAGCATATTGTTATTCCACTCAACTTTATTCACGATTATTTCAAATCCTCTCTCCTCGAAGGTGCAGAAGCTATCCCCGAAGGTAACTACGATGATGAGAACATGAAATCAACCGTAGTTCCTTTCCGTAACGGCATCATGCTTTCTATCGCTTGCGGTATCGCAGAGAGTAACGGATTGAAGAAGGTGCTTATTGCTAACCATTTCGGCGACCACGCTATCTATCCAGACTGCCGCAAGGGCTTTATTGATGCCATGTCAGAGGCAATGAAGAATGGTACTTACGAGGGTATCAGCATTGATGCTCCTTACACCAACATTACGAAGACAGATGTTGCTCGCCACGGCAAGAAGCTTGGCATCAACTACGCAGAAACTTGGAGCTGCTATAAAGGCGGTGAGAAGCATTGTGGTAAGTGTGGAACTTGTATGGAACGCAAGGAAGCTCTCCGTGATGCTGGTATCTCTGACCCAACTGAATACGAGGATGAGTAAGGCAAGCGGTAATACAAGGTTACTTACACCAAAGCAAAGACAGATAGATAAGGCTCGGAACGAATATAATCAAATCGTTTCGAGTTCCTTGGTTGATGCTTCTTTATCATATTTCTCAGAACAGACGGGTGCTCACGCTATCTTTATGAAAGGACATAATCATACTGATAAAATCGCTGATGCCGAAGCAGAATTGGAAGTGGCGAGAGCTATCGCAGATAATGGTATAAATGTTACACTTACTCCTGAAGGCGATAAATATACGATGTATGCAACCAATGTAAAGATAAACAAGGATGGTTCTAAAAAGTATAAATTCGCAGAAGGTTTAATGGCGACATATACCTACGAGCAGAAAACGCCTACTGAGATTAATTCTTCTGCTGAAAGTTCGGTTCGTCTTGCTATTAATCATGCAAATGATAAGCACGCACAGATAGCATTGATATATGATAAGCATTCACTCTTTCATACCAAAGATATTGAGAACGGAATGAAACTTTATCAATCAAGGCATAAAGCATGGAAGACCAAAGGTGTAAAAGCTGTTGTAGTAATTAGCAGTAAAAAGATACTATACGAACATCATTTCGATGAGTAAAAAGCAAGGAGCATAAGGCGATGCCACCATACTGTGCTCCTAAGACAAAAGTCGGGCTGCTGACATCTTCGCTACCGACTACCCTTTATTAGGTCGCAAAATTAAGAATAAAAATTGAAATAACAAAATAAAAGGAAGAAAAATTATGTATTACGTTTCAAAAAGAATGGAGATTGCCGCTTGTCATAAGCTGAATCTCTCTTATGAAAGCAAGTGCGCCAACCTTCATGGGCATAATTGGATTATTACTGTCTACTGCAAGGCTGAAAAGCTGAACAAGGATGGTATGGTGATGGACTTCAAGCATATTAAGCAGAAGATTCACGGCTACCTCGACCACGGTAACCTCAACGAGCTTTTGTTTTTCAATCCTACTGCTGAGAATATCGCCAAATGGATTGTTGCTCAGTTCCAAGAGTGCTACAAGGCACAGGTACAGGAGAGTGAAGGCAATATCGCCGTTTATTGTGACGATGATAAGATTGACGGAAAGGAGGCTCTCTAATGGCTAAGTATAAAGTAAACGAAATCTTCTACTCTATCCAAGGTGAGGGAAGACATGCAGGTAGAGCGGCTATCTTCGTCCGCTTCTCGGGTTGTAACTTGAAGTGTCCTTTCTGTGATACTGATTTTAAGAAGTATGAGGAAATGGGGGCTATTGATATTCTGAATAAGATTCAGTTGCTCTCACCTGATTGCAAGTTCGTTGTCTTTACGGGCGGTGAGCCTACATTGCAAGTGGATGAGGAGCTTACTACCCTTCTCCAAAATTGGGGCTACTATATTGCTGTGGAGACCAACGGAACGCACAAGATTCCAGGTGGTATCAACTGGGTTACTTGCTCTCCTAAATGCTTATTCGTTAAGGGCGCAGAACCTATCATTAAGGTTGCTACCGAGGTGAAGGTTGTCTATGATGGTGAGCACGAGATTACCGATTGTGGTATTGATGCAGATTATTACTACGTTCAGCCTTGTGATACGGGCGATGCGAAGAAGAATGCTGAGATTCTGAAACAGACAGTTGCTTTCGTAGAGGCTAACCCTAAGTGGCGACTTTCCTTACAGCAGCAGAAGATTCTCAACGTGAAATAAATCATTTCGCCTATGAGCAAGAATAAAAAGAAAACCCCGACAAAGTATCGCCCTATCTGCTTTTATTGCGGTGGGAAACTTTGTTGGGATTCATCGGGTGACCGCAGCGAGGATGATGATTCCATAGTGGATTACTATCATTGTATGCGATGCGGTACTTCTTATGAGGCATGTCAGCCAAATGAGGAGGAGAAACAAGATTATAAAGAATTTTGGAAAGGTTAATAATATGGCTAAGATTACAAAAGAAACAGCAGAAAAGCATATCAAAGAACTCTTGGAGTATATCGGTGAAGACCCTAACCGCAAGGGCTTAGAGGGCACACCTGACCGCATTATCAGAATGTGGAAAGAAATATTCAGAGGTTATGACCCTTCACAGAAGCCGAAGATTACCACCTTTGATAACAATGATGACGGTATCGTCTATGATAACATGGTTATCGACCAAGGCGATTTCCATTCAAACTGCGAGCATCATTGTGTTTGGTTTTGGGGCAAGTATTGGTTCGCCTATATTCCAAACCCAAAGGGCAAGATTCTCGGTATCTCTAAGATTGGTCGTGTAGTTGATTACTGCTCCGCTCGCTTACAGATACAGGAGCGATTGGTACACGACATCGTAGATATGCTGAAAGATGCTCTCGGTAGCGAATATCCACCACTTGGTATTGCTCTCGTCATGAAGGGTCATCATTCTTGTAAAGAGTTCAGAGGCGCAAAGAAGAAGGGCATTATGACCTCTTCTTACCTTGAAGGTGCTTTCAAAGACGACCCACAAGTGAGGGCTGAGTTTATGAACCTCGTAAATGGTGATAAGTATGAAGGTTAAGTCAGTCAAAACACAAATCTTGGAGGAAGTGGGTTTTCTGCTTCCTACCAAGAAACTTCTTTCCTCTAAGGAAAAGGTTGAAATCATGGAGCAGTTCTTGATGATGCCAGCGAGCCAGATAGTGACCTTACAACAAGATGGACGTAAGTCATCTTTTGTACAGCAGATAGCAAAGCTGCTTTATAACAACAATCTTGGAGAGTACTTTAATGTACTGAAAATGTGCCGAGAAATGGCAGCAGAGGAAAAAGAGAATAAAGATGCTTTTCTTAAATAAAAGCTATTGTTGGGAATAAATTAGGAATAAAAGTTATTAATATGCCATTATCAAGAGATGAAAGCAAGCGAAAAAAACAGCTTGCAAACCTTGAAAAAGGTAAGTTTAAGAAAGGTGGAGTTGGCAACCCGAAGGGCAGACCACCAAAGCCTAAGACGATGTCATTGTTCATCGAAGAAATGAAGGAGAAGGGCTACGAAGTCCCTTCCTCTCAGATTATCGCAGAGTCTTTTCTGTATATCGCTACCCTGCCCCAAGCCGAATTGGAGGCGGTGTTGACAGATAAGTCACGCCCGATGATGCAACGCATTATTGCCAAGGGAATACTTGATAAGAAAGGACTTGATGTACTCGAAAGAGTTATTGATAGAGCCTACGGAAAGATTCAGCGAATTGACCTTACAAGCAAGGGCGAGCAGATTAAGCAAGACCCATTGCAAGTACACGTTGTTACCAATAATGAAGAGTATCAGAAGATTCTCGCTGAGATTCAGAAAGAGAAAGAAAAGAAGGATGCTGAGCCAGATAAAAATATAGGAGAATAAATATATGGAAATACAGAAGAAATGGGCTATGCCAAGTGGTGATACTTTCGGTATAAAGCCAATCAAAGAACTTTTTGATAAATATAATAAAGGTGGTGTTATTATTGACCCATTCGCAAAGGATTGCAAGCTCGGAACAATTCGCAATGACTTAAATCCGAACTGCGATACTCAGTATCACCTTGACGCATTAAAGTTCCTTCAAGGGCAGAAATCCAACTCTGCTGATATGGTATTATACGACCCACCTTATAGTGTTACACAAGCATCTTTGCTATATAAGGATTTTGGCAAAGAGAAATTGGAGATAAATGTCTCTAATGCCAAATATTGGTCTTTATGTAAGAAGGAGATTGCAAGAATATTAAAGAATGAAGGTATCTGTATTTCTTGTGGTTGGAATACACAAGGAATAGGAAAATGTAACGGAGCGGTATGTAAAGAGATTCTTATCGTAGCACATGGCGGTTCGCACAACGATACCTTAGTTACAGTTGATGAAATAAAGAAATAAGAGCAGATAAAGGATAATAGAGATATGCCGCACGTATATTTAGCAAAGAACTACATGAGGGTAAAGGCAGCGAAAGAAGCAGGGTTCACAACTTGCTCTCTTCAAGGAAGCTCACGTTCTGCCAAGACCTACTCGGTTGTGCAGTTCCTTTGTATGTTTTGCTTTAACTATGCTGGAACGACCGTTTCCATCATTCGTGCTGGTATGCCTTCCATTAAACGAACTGTCTATCGTGATTTCAAAGATATAATGCTCAACTTTGGTTGGTGGGATGATAAGTGCATGAATAAATCGGAGTTCGTTTATACTTTCCCTAACGGCTCTTGGATTGAGTTCTTCTCCACCGATAATGAGCAGAAGGTGCGTGGTTCTAAGCGTAAGATACTTTTCGTAAATGAGGCAAATGAGCTTTCTTTCATCGAATGGCAGCAGCTACAGATGCGTACCACGGAGTTCTCAATCCTTGATTATAACCCTTCCTTCTCAGAAGACCATTGGATAAATCAGGTAAATGAGGAGAAAAGCACTTATTGGTTTATATCCACCTATAAGGATAACCCTTTTCTCGAACCAAAGGTTATTGCTGAGATTGAGAGCCTTAAATGGAAGAATCCGAGCCTTTGGCGTATCTATGGGTTAGGATTGCGCTCTATGGTTGAGGGCTTGATTTTTAAGAATGTAGTCATTGATGATTATATTCCTATACAAGCGCACAGACACCGATACAGAGGTATTGACTTCGGTTACTCCAATGACCCTACGGCGATTGTTGATGTGTATATCTACGGAAAGATTATCTATATAGATGAAATATGCTATCAGACAGAAATGCTTACTTCTGATATTATCAGGGTATTGAAAGAGGATAAAAAAAATATTGAGGTAATATCAGAGAGTGCCGACCCTCGTCTGATTGATGAAATCTATAATGCTGGTATTGATATAAAACCTGTAAAGAAGTTCGCAGGTTCTATTCAAGCTGGTATTATGAAGATGCAAGAATACATAATTCATATAACAAAACGTTCTACAAATGTAAGAAGGGAATTTAACAATTATACCTACCGCCAAGACAAGGAAGGAAAGTGGCTTAATGAGCCTATAGATATGTATAATCACGCTATAGATGCATGCCGATATGTTGTCATGGAGAAGTTATTGGGCGATTATGGCAGCGGAATGCAAGTCGCCGACATTCTCGGTCTGATGGGTTAAAATCGAAATGCTTATGAAACGAATATATTATAAACAACCAAGGGAGCATCATCGTAAACGCTCCCACTATAATAGCAGAGGAGTAGCCAAATTATCCTTTGATAATGAGAAGGTAGCCGCAAGATACATAAAGAAAAAGCGGCTGCTCGGTTACACCGCATATCTTTGTAGTGAGTGCAATCATTGGCACATTGGGAGATTGCCGAAATAGGCGTTTTTCTTTTGTTTACACAGGGTTTCTTCTTTATGCCTATATAAGTCATATTATTACTAACTTTGCCCTTGTTATAACAAAAAATATTCATATATGAGAGCAATAGAACAGATAGTATCAATACAAGATGCGAACACAGTCCGCTCGGTATTGACCGCAAGAAAGAAAGGCTTTAAGACATCACTGAGTGTGCTTGAAGAACAATGGAATCCATCAAAGCATAAAATCTTTGATGAGGAATCCCGTCCAAAGAAGCGAATTAAAGTGCCTACGGGCAAGTATGACCCAATTAATCAGAAACCTATCTACAAAGATAAGTTGGTTGAGCCAGTAAGAATCGCTATTCCTGCCCAGAAGTCAATCGTAAATCTTACTGTGGGTTTCTTGCTTATGAATGCCGTAACCTATAAAGCTACGGCACATGGTGTTGATATAAAGAAGATGGATGATAAGCAGCAGAAGCTCTATGATGGCATCATGCACTGCTATCACGACAATAAGATGAAGTACTTCGATAAGCGACTTGCCCGTACTCTCTTCAAAGAGTGCGAGTGCGCCGAGTTGTGGTATATGCCAACAGACGCAGAAGGTAAGCTTAGAGGCGAAATCCGAGTTCAGTTGCTTTCGCCGTCAAACGGCGATAAGCTCTACCCTCATTTCAACGATTTCCATATCATGGATGGCTTCGCTCGTGAGTACTATGTATATGATGAGCTTGGAAAATCTGAGTTACATTTTGATGTATATACAGATAGATTGTGCTATCAGTACACTAATATTGATGGTGCAGGATGGAAGCTTATCTCTGCCCTACCTCATGGCTTCACGAAAGTTCCTGTCGTTTACTATAGACAAGACCAAGCTGAGTGGGAAGATGTTCAATGGGCTATTGATAGAGTGGAGACCTGTATCTCAAATTGGGGTGATACGAATGACTACTTCGGCACGCCTAAGTACTTTATCAAAGGTCGTTTGGAGGGCTTCGCTGAGAAGGGCGAGCAAGGTGCTGTATTCGTAGGTGGTAACGATTCAAGTATGAACGTTCTTTCTTGGGATAAGTCACCTGAGAGTGTAAAGGGAGAAATTGCTTATCTCTTCAATATCATCTACTCATTCACTTCAACTGCCGACATCAGCTTTGAGAATATGAAGACTTTGGGCAGCAACACCTCGGGTGCGGCTATCCGTTTGATGTTCACCGCTCCTTATATGAAAGCGGATTTAAAGACAGAAATGTTCGGTGAAATGTTCACTCGCCGCTCGAATATCGTAGCTAACGGCATCTGTAATACGGGAGTTTACGTAAAGGGTATCGACCAGAGTGTTGCTGAACAGATTGACTTTGAGCCAGTCTTTAAGCCATATCTGCCAAAGAATGATGTTGAAATGTTGCAACTTATCACTTCATCCAATGGTGGTGCAAAATCTACCTCTAATCGCCGTGCTATCGAGCTTAACCCTCTCAATGATGACCCTGATAAGGTTGAGGAAGAAATGAAGAGTGAACAGGAAGAAGCGTTGGCGCAGCAAGCAGCCCTTTCGGGGCTTGGTAGTGCCGCAAGTGGAAGTCAGTCAGTTTCAAATGAAGAAGAGGAGGAATAAATATGGCAAAGAATAGTGGAAATACGAGAAAGAAGAACTCTGAGAATATAAAAGAAGCTCAGATTTCGTCAAATTTAAGAGCAACTTACGGTGATTCTTGGAATATTAATAATTTCATAAAAGCTTCTCCGTATTTTGATGAGGAAACAGTGTATGAAAATTTTAAAGAAAAATATGCACAACAAAATCCTGCCTATGGTCTCTCACAAGAAATGGATGATGTTGATAAAACGTTTAAAGACCTTGGGGAGGATAAAGAAATAGATATGACAAAAATTGATATTAGTACACCGCAAGAATTTCTCAATATATCAGATACTGCGAAGTATATGAATACTCAAAAATATAATGGAATAAAGGCGGTTAGCTATAATATGAATGGAAAAAATAAATTAATGATTGTAGATGGTAATCATCGTTTTGTTGCTGCTAAGCTTAATGGTGTAAAGAAAGTAAAAATGAGAGTTATAACAATATAAACCATGTCAAAGAAGCTCACATCAAAACAGCAGAAAGAACAACTGAATAATCTGTTCGCCGTTTATAATAAGCGGTTGGGCAGATTATACAGCGATTATGTCAAGAAGCTCACCTCTCTTGGCTATGGAGAAGATGTGCTTGAAGATGATGCGCTTTTTAACTTTGATAACTTTCCGCAGTTAAAGGCTCGTTTGAACGACATCTTTAATGATTACTATCAGAATAGCCTTCTTTGTTATAAGAACGGCATCACCGATGGCGTTGCGTTGGCGTATAACCACGATGAAATGGTTATAGGCGGTTATTCCGTGCTTACTGATAAAGCTATAAGGGTCGCACGAGATACTGCCGCAGCCACGTTTATTGCAAATCGTTTGAAAGCAAAGAATGGATTGAATCTCTCTCAGATTATTTGGAACTACTGCCAACAGACAAAGAGTGAGTTTGAAATGGCTATGAGTAATACCATTGCGGACGGAATCAAAAAAGGCTCATCAGCAGAGGAAATAGGCAAGAGTATTCGCAGATACCTTAACGACCCAGATATGATGTATCGCCGTTATCATACCATCAAGGTTCAGAAGAACGGAAAGAAGAAAGATGTGGTGACTTGGCGCAGACGTAGAATCATTGACGGCAAGGTGCGCTTCATTGAAGAGCCATTGGAGAAGGTAGGTATGGGTGTTTACCGCTCGGCGAGAAAGAACGCTCTCAGAGTAGCAAGAACGGAGATAAATTCCGCATATCACAAGGCAAGAAATGAACGATGGCAGAATGAACCATTCGTTATCGGTCAGTATATTCACGTATCACCACAGCATAATATTGATGATATATGCAATGACCTTGAAGGTCGCTACCCAAAAGATTACGTATGGATTTCTTGGCATCCTCAATGTATCTGTACATCAGACCCTATCACTATACAAGGCGATGAGAAAAAGGAGTTTTATAAACGCTTGATGGCTGGCGAAGATATGAGTAACTACGTATCCCCTTTTGCTGTGCTTACTATGCCCGAAAAGTACAATCAATACATCAAGGATAACTCCGAAGCTATAGTGAAGGCAGGAATGAAGGGTAAATTGGCTTGGCACTTACAAGATAATACAAAGTATTGGGCACATCTTTTAAGCCCGTCAGACCGCAAGAAATTGGGGTTAAAGGCGGTTTCTTCTAAGGAGCTTATACTTGCAAAGGCAAAGGAACGCCACGCCCTTAGAACTAAGGAGCAGATAGATAAAATACAGAGCCGATGGGATAAGCATAGACGTGACTATTACAATGGCTTGGTTCATAATCTGCTCGGTAGTAAATCTGTTACGGATATAAAGAGCCAAGACCTCTTTGAACGGTACTATGCTATCCGTTATGCTATCAAGGACAAAAAGAGTGCTTCTGAGATAGCATCTTTGTTTGATAGATTCAAGCGAGGTTATCAGACTAAACTTGCATGGACTGACCGCAAGGTTGCAATGAATGTTATGAAGGTGGCTGCTAATTACGGAGAAACCGATGTTTCTTCCGTTCTAAGCGCATTAAAGTCTGCTAACTATACATTGGCTAGGAAAGAAGCAAAAACGCTCGCAAACGCCATTTCTGCTATCAAAAAAGATGAACTATCACTTTCCGCTCTCATCCCTGATGTCAATAAGTGGCATAAGCAGTTCACGTCACAGGAATTGCACGGAGTATATGATGCCGTAGAAGCGAAGTTGGCTCAATGGCAAAGCTTGACGCTTGAAAAGCAAGCTAGCAAATTGCAATTTGAGGCAGTTGATTTCCTTGGTGGAAATATGCACGGGGTTCAACAGAAGTATGCTACATGGAAGGTATCGCAAGCGGCATATCTCAAAAAGCTTGATGAGGTAAAAACGGCGATTGATTGGGTAAATATCAATAAAGCTTATGCTGACGTAAAAGGTTATAAGACACAGAGCAAGATATATCATAAGCTTATATATGACCTTGAACACGCTATGCTCGCAAAGGATAAGACCCTTGCTGAGCAGTTGCTTTATGAAGCTAAGCAAAAGAAAGAAACGCTTATTAATGCGAAAGCAAAACGAAATGCGAAGAATGTTGTATTTGATACAGACCGATTCTCTCAATCAAGGAAAGATGCCGCAGTATGGGATAAGGGTAATGGTGCAAAAGCTGATAAAACCCTCGTAGATGTTGCATCCAAACAATGGATAGCAGCAACAGAAAAAGAAAAAGATTTCACATACGAATACATTCATCATTATTGCGATGTAAATGAACCATTACAAGGAAGAAAATATGATAGTTACCAAACGAAGGAAAGGTTCATAGAGAAGGTTAATAATATAACAAGCTATATAGAAAAGAACGAACTTCCTACCGATATGTGGTTTACAAGAGGTGATGATGGAATGAAAGTTATTGAATCACGAATTAAGTTTGCTGGCGGTTCTATGCCAAAAAACCTTCAAGACCTTGTTGGAATGGAAATGCAAGAAGGTGGTTTTATGTCAACTGGTAGCCGAAAAGGAAAAGGCTTCAATACTCGAAGTGTTATCATGAACATATATGCACCAAAAGGAACAAAGGCTGCTTACGTAGAACCTTTCTCTGCTTTCGGTTGTGGTGATAAAAGAAGTTGGGATGGAGTAAGCCGTTTCTCTACGTATAGTTCCGAGCACGAAACACTCTTTCAGAGAGGAACACGAATGCGAATAACAAAGGTTTATGAAGAAGGTGGAAAGACCTACATAGACTGCGAGGTTATAGGGCAAGAAATAAGAGATTTATCTTATGTAAAGGATAGCAATATCGGATATTAAACAAAAAAGGTGTACCATTACGGCGCACCTTTTTTCATTATAGTTCGTTTGGAATTTTATCCTCTGGGAAATGGTCGTTTGGGATAAAGAGGTATTCGTCTATCAGCTTGTAGAACCTATCTATCTCTTCCTTAATATTGTAGGCTGCTTTAGCCCATGAAGTGAACATTATAATAAGCAATGTATGTGGAATCCCCTTATATTCCTTACCATTGATTTTCTTATAATATTCTTCCTCACCTTTAAACTTTCCTTCGCTATTTACATACACTCTTTCCATATCCCAAAACCAAGCCATATTTTCGTTGGTATTTGGGTTTTCACCACCTCTATAGTATCGGCAGTGCTTGATTAAATCTTCCTTATTCGCCATATCTATCAATAAATTTAGTTACTACATTCTTCATATCCAAAGGGAGATAGTTCAATGCTTTTTCCTTCATTTCTTGTGGAATACCAAAGAGTGGCTGAGCGATTGAACCAACGATTGCTCCCATCGTATCGCTATCACCGCCGTAGGATACAGCATTTCTGATTGCGTCCTCGAAGCTATCACTATCAAGGACTATTCTAAAGGCAAGAGGAACGCACTCTTGGCAAGTTTCTGCCCATTTTCCTCTTGGTGGTATTCTATCCTCCCATTTAATGCCATAGTAAACGTTTGCTATGATATTCAACATATCTTTCTTTTCTCCCTTTCTCAAAGAAAAGATAGCATTAGATACCGCAGCAGCACCTATCAAACCCTCAGTATGGTTATGTGATACCTTTGCGCTCATTATTGCCTGACGGATAGCATCGGAACTTTCTTTAAATGCCCAAGCTGTCGGACTAACTCGCATTGCTGCCCCATTTCCGTAGCTATCATAAGGCTGAGGATTCGAGCTACGAACCCATTTTGCGAAGCTTGCGCCATACCCACCCATTGGGTTTAGATACTTCTGACACCAGTATTGAAGCGATATACTATAATCTCCGACATTCGGCTTTTCATTACCGCCTTTTCTAAGAATAGCATCGGCTACGGCTATTGTACAGATAGTATCATCGGTGAAGTCGCATCCTTCGCCGAACATCTCGAAATCATAATCAAACGTATTGTTGAACTCATATTTAGAGCCTACAATATCACCTATAATTGCTCCTATCATAGCTGTATCTCCTATTTTAATGTTAATTATTCGCAAATTTACGAAGAAATATTCAGATAACCAAATATTTTTTATTACTTTTGCATTAATTGTTGTATCGAGTGCGTATCTCCTATGTACTCACAACGTTAAACATAATAATTATTTACATCTAGCATCGTCCTCATTCGTATCTCCGAGGGCGGTGCTTTTTGTTTATAAGAACTCCTTTAAAGCAACGTGATAAACGTCATACATCAGGCGAGTTACGTATAATACGGCAACCTTATCAATAACGAAAGAAGGATAAGGTTTACCCTCTTCGATGATTGCGTCCAAAGACCATTTCGGGTACTTGGCTGAATACAACTTCAATGCTTTCAGAAGCTCATTCAACCTTTCTTCCCCGAATGCTTGCTTTATCTTCTCCTGATTTCTAAGAGCGAAACGAGCCATAAGCTAATTATACTTGATTATCTTATACTCCATTTCGAGCATAACGTTGCCGAATAAGACTAAAAGTACGTCAAATGCTCTCATATCTTACTCAGCTTTATCAACGATAACAAGGTTTTTCAATCTCTCCAAGAATGTGTGATAATCATCCTCGCAGAGAATCACTTGACCGCCCGTTGGTGTGGTCTTGCAATTAAGCTTTATAGATGTTGCTATATCGCCATTTCGTGAAGGTTCAACGTAAGCAATATTATCTATATTTACAAGGGTACAATGCCCTTTATACTTTACCTCAATAAACTTTGTCATAATCTTAATTATTTATATCCGCATTTAATACCAGAGCAGCAGCCACCTAAATAGAAGTGGCAGAAGCCTAAGAAATAGTGCTTACACTGCTCATTTATCTTAATTTCTTCCTTTTTCATAATTGAATGAATGTAACAGTTTATTCTTCTTAAAATCGTAAGAATAGCCCTTATCCTTCATTATCCCTAACAAGTAGTCTCTTTCTGTATCATTTGCTTCCCTTAGATACCCTGTAGAGTACTTTACATTCGTAGAGGTATTGCCTGCCCCTATTCCTAATTTTTCGAATATGAAAGAATACTTAGCGTGAGCTTCTATCCAATCTTCGTTATGTACTTTATGTAGGATGAAGACGCAATGTTCTCCTCTCCAATCATTCTCCAATGTTAAAATATCGCCTTCTTTATACATAATCTCCTTTTAAAAATTGTTCGTATTCAAATATGATAGATAGGCATTACAGCCTAATCTGCTAAACTTCGAGTTGTAGCAAGTGTTGTACCTTTCACAGCTATAACACTTGCTTACTCATATCCTTTAGATTTCAACGACTTCAATACCTTTCTTTGGATTCTTGGTTGCTCTATCCAAGTTAATCTTGCCATTGAATACTCCCTTAACGAGAGCATAGAACGTGGTGCGTTTAATACCATTTTCCTCGATTGTAGGGACTTTGCCGTATCGTTCGCATTCAATGCCCTTATCGGTGAGAATGGTATTGATTTCCATTACGCCGTAGTAGGATTCCTCGAAACGCTTCTGAATGATTTTGCCGCATACCTTCACCTGATTGCCCTTCTGAACACTAAGCTCTGGCTTTAAGCTATCCTCATAAGCTTTTACAAGGAAGAAAGCATATACATCTTGCTCTTGGAAACAATAAAAGTTTTTGGCTACCGCAAGCATATCCTCTTCAAATTCGGTCTTAGGCTGAATCTTTGTACCGAACTCGCAAACTGCCTTCACGTAAGCTTCATCAACCTTGAACTTTTTGCTATTCAAAATAGTGTCGATGCCATCCAAAGTAGCAGAGCGATAACGGACGTGTTCAACTTTTGTGCCCTTCTTATATACGGGACAAATATCATACTGAGCTTTCGCTGCCATAATAAGGTCGGATTTAAGGATAGCATTCTTATAGCTTGAATCCTTTCTGCCGCCCCATTTCTCAATATCACCAAACTCATCATCTGTAGCATAGCTCATTCTGTAATCGTAGAGTTCATAGAGCTTTCTTGTAAAATCAGACAAGAAGCCAAATCCCTTTATACCGAACTTCTTAATACACTCGCAGCCTACCTGTAATTCCTCGCCCGTCTTCACGTTTTTAACGACATAGGCATTCTTGCACCAATGACCGCAAAAGTCACATTTACCATAGTCCGCTCCGTGCGCAGGGTTCTTGAAGATAAGTTCCTTGGTTGGGTCAGCAGGGATAAATGCACCATCCATATACGTTGCAATCAATCTCCAATCGCTTTCATCAGGCATATTGACAATAAGGTCGCAAACCTCATGGAATACTTTTGAAACGCCGCCAGATATACCATTTTCATTAATAACAGAATGCTGAAAGAGTTTCTGATAAGGCTTACCTACTGAGTAGGTAAAGCCTTCAACGTTCTTCTGTGTCTTATCAGCAAACTTCTTTAAAGAATCAACTAAGTCTGATGGAATAAATGTATTGATAGTTCTCATTGTTGTATCTCCTATAATTTAATCAAGTTTTGAAACCAGATAATCAATCTCCTCCTCACTAAGTGGAATCTTATTCTTGCGCTTAATCTTAATGGTGTTATCCATACCGATTTTCGCCATCGCAACATTGAGTGAATTACCACCACGAGCTTCTGTTACTAGCAAATCCTCAACGAAGTCAAGCATATCTTGGTCGTGAGCTTTCTGCTCCTCATGCAACTTCTTTTCAAACTCCTCTGCCTTCTTAACAAATGAGCAACCCATTTCGATAGCGAAATCAGCGTGGATATTTCGAACCATCTGTTCAATATCATCTGAGCTAAAGAACTGATTAAAGTACGTATCACCTCTTTTACTGCCCTTCAAAGCCATCAGATGATTGATTTCCTCTTCTTTTGTCATCATTGTTGTATCTCCTATATTATTAGTAAAGCTGTTCTGTTCTTGTATAGCAGCCCTTCACAGCATACTCTTTACGTTTCTTTTCAGCTTCATTGTAATCAGAGCTAACAGCAACTGCTTGCCATTTTCCACCTTCATAAATCTGAGCAACGTAATCAAAAACGTTAGCCTCTACTTCTGTTCCATTAATCAATTTAACTTTCATTGTTGTATCTCCTATAATTTAAATATTAAACCTATTTATTAATTATTTACACCGCAAAATTAATAAATTCTTTTGAAACCACCAAATCTATTCGGTGTTTTTATTAATATTTTAATAGCTTTTAATATATCGATATGTAAATTAAGGTTATATTAATATAAAAAATGCAATATAAAAATATAGTAACCGATTTTTCGCTACCTTTGCATACATAAACAAATCAGACGAGTTATGACACAGATTTATAACGCATCACCAAAGGAGTTGGCGGCAATGGCTCAACGCTATCTCCATGATGGGATACTAAGCAGAGCCACATATTGCTACGAGCGGCTGATGTACCTCGGTTGCTTGCGCAGAACGGGTTATCTTCGCCTTGCCTTAGTATATACCAAGCAAGGAAAAGATAACGCCGCAGAGCGTGTTTTAAGTAGGTATCGTGCAATTTATAAATATTAATATAGGAGATATAAGATTATGAAAAAAGAAAAAGCATTATTTATGACACTCTTTGTACTCATCGTAGCTTGTACAAATCTTTCATGTTCAAGCGATGATAATAAAGAGAACGAAAAGAAAAAATTAGAGAATACAAGCTGGGTATCAGACGAAACTTCGTTCCATAGCTCTTCATTGGTTGCCGTTGATAAAACAGAACCAAATACCAAGATAGAAGCAAAGATGAATGAGGTTGTCGGTTTCCAATATACAGAGGAGACCAAAACAGAAGAAGGTTATTGGTTCTGGGATTTATGCAAGCAAAATAAACATGAATGCGACTCTACAATAACAGCTTCTTTTGATGCAAACAAATGTACTTTTAAGGTAAAGGTTACGAAAACCAAAGCAAAGGCTAATCAGACCAAAACGGAAAACCTTTATAAATTTAGCGAAGGCTCATATATTGTAAGATTCGGCTATAATAGATATGAAGAGATTACTGTATATAGTTATGGTATTTACAGAGCTGACGGTACTCTCTTTATTCCGCTTGATGGTAAGGGATGTGTAGCATATCAAACAAAATATACTTACTCTAATAAAGAAGTATATAATGAAGATGTTAGCGAATATACTATTCCTGCTAATTATGAAATTTCAAATAATGCTATCAGCTTTACCTATAATACAAAGGATGGCAAGAACATAACATTTGATGGCTTATTATCGGCAGACGGTCAAAGAATAATTATAGAACGCAATCCTATTGTAAGCTCTATAAGAGTTTTGAAGAGATGATAGATTTTATCAATAAACTAAAATCGTACCTAAATCGCAAAGACGACATAAGTACGATAAAAATATCATCAGTAAGCGACAGTCTTAGCGATAAAAAGGTTGTCGCTGAATCTTTCATCCCTAAAGGATGCTTGTTGGGCGACCTTAATTTTCACAAGGAGTATGATAAGGCTATAGAAGAGGGTAAGTGGATTGAAGCAGAATATCCTAACGATTATTTTGTGCATTGTAATCTAATGGTTGGTTACTTTAAAAAGGGCGATATAGAAAACTGCAATAAAGAAGCCAAGTTAGCAATCATCAAAGGACATCATACAGGGTATTGTGAGAGTCGCCTTTCTATCAACTTATATAAGGATAGAAAATACCATCAGGTTATACAATTATCGGAAATCGAAGAGAATCCTAGATTTGGTCTTTTCTTCGATGATGTATATAAAAGGAAGTTACGAGCACAGAAGCATATAGATAAAACTACAGATACAAAAGAAGAACGCCTCTTCACAGACGAAGAAATCGAAGAGCTTTATCAAAACGTGGAAAAGCAAAAAGCTTTGCGTGAGTGGTATATGCGCACACGAAGCTTGATAAATGAGAAGCTATGTAAGTTAAGAAAGAAAGATTGGCTTAACGACAAATCTGTAGTAGAAGAAATGGGATTTTACACCAATGAATTAATAGAGCTATCCCGAAAGTATGGATATTTGTGTTAGTCAAAATATATAAACTATGACAGAAGAAGAAAAGAAGAAAGCTATGGAGACCTTTAATGCTCTCATAGAAGAAGCAAGGAAGAATAACGTCAATATGACGATGGACGAGATTAATGAAGAGATTCGGCTCGCAAGGGCTGAACGAAAGCAAAGAGAAAAAGAAAAGGCAGAGCGCAAATAGTGCCCTGCCTTTCTTATAGTAGCTGTATCTCCTATTCACGCATAACATCAAACCTCAATACCGACTACATTATTATAGATACCCTCTGGCAGTACGCCATCAAAGGCTTTCACGGCGTTACCGATACCTTCGGCAATCATCATACCCTCAGATACCAAGAACTTCATAGCCTTTTCCTGTACCGCCATAAGTTCTTTGAGCAGACTGATACACCGCCGAGTGGTATCATTATCAACTGTTACTTCTATCATCATATTCTGATTATCCATTTTTGGTTTTAATAGAAATAAACTAATATCAATAGCATCTAATAACTTTCGTGCTAAGAATCAGCGACTTATTTCTTTACCTTGATAAACTTACCATACTTCTCTGTGATAAGCTGTTGTTCCTGTACCAGATTATCCACCTGTATGGTATGCTGATGAACAGCCCAATCATAATCAGCTTTATTGTTTTCTTTGAATGCCTTGTTGGTTCTCTGTAGCATCAAATCATCGTAGCCCTTTTTCTTCTCATTGAATGTGTCCATAACTGCCTGACCGAAAGAATCAGTAAATGCTTTCTGTTCCTTCGCTGGCATATTATAGAGGTTCTTGTACGTGTCCATAACCTTATTGGCTTCGTCCATTGTACTGACTTTTCCGCTAAGAGAACTCTGTGTCCTATTCTGTGCAGCATTATTGCTGCTTATGGTGCGAGTACCACCGCTTGACTTGCTCATATTCTTTGAATTTTAAATTGTTATTTTGTGCAAAGATAATCAATTCTCCTTTTACTTACAATAGAACTAATATATGCTGTGTAAACTTTTAGAAGGGAGCAGCAGCCGAGACCGCTACTCCCAAGAGATACAATATATATTACTTTAGTAAAATGAGAAATCGATTACAATTAAGTACTGGTAGAGCATATATTCTACGATTCCAAATTTCAAATTCCATAAAATTAAGGCATTCTTCAACAGTTATCTCAGATAGTTTCTTCTTTGTATCTTTAGAGTAAACATTCCCATACGAAATCAGCCTACGCATATCTTCTCTATCCATACCTATAACTAATTACCAAATTGTTTGTTGTTGCTTCCGTTCTTTAACCCGTTTCTTAGCAATATCAAAGAATTTTTTATTCTTCTCAAAGCAAATGAAATGTCTGTTAGTATTAATGCACGCTATAGCAAGCGTACCAGAGCCACAGAACGCATCCAAGACCACATCACCCTCATTACTGCTCAGTTCAACGAACTCTTGCATAATTGAGACAGGTTTTTCTGTTGGATGATTCTTACTTTTCCCGTTAATCGGTTTTTCTTTCTTTACCCGATTATAATACAAGTTATTATTTAACCGATTAAGAGCAGTACCGTAATCATACACTCTTACTATGTACTCCAGGTTCTGCGAAAAACGATTTTTGTTAATGATAGATAACGGCTTCTCCCAGACGAGTATTGTAAACATCAGGCTATTCTTATTTGCCCAGTTACAATAATACGGTACCTGTTCTTCCGAACAGAACATATAAGCATTCATTATCTTCATTTTCGGCTTTAATGCATCAAGGAACTTATCTATTTCTTCTTCGCCGAAACAACTCATCCCTCCCATCATATCACCACCATATTTATAAAGCTCCGATTTTCCAAAGGAACTTTTCTGATTCCATTCACTCCCATCATACGTAGGACTAAGTGGCGATTTATTGTGGAGATATGGTGCGTCTGTAACACATAAATCTATGCTTTTATCAGGAATATCACGCATAAGGTTAATGCAATCTCCGAAGTAAATATTATCTAACTCCATACCTTACGCTCCTTTCTTGAATTTCTTAGCACCCTCTTTAGGCTCGCAGAAACCATCCTCTTCTCGCAAATTATAGAGAGCTTGCGTTTCCTCAGGCATGCTATAGAAAGCCGAGAAACGAGCCTTCTTTGCGTTGATAGGGTCATAGAGAGTCTTTGTTATATCAGACCATACGGCGATAACCTTCTTATCTTTAACGATATTGTCACGGAATTTCTCTGCTTCATCGTGCATGATGTCGTACAGACAATTATCCGCTTGCGTGAATGCCATTTTAGCCCGATAATTTTCGTAGCTTGGAGCAATATCAACTCCATACTCCCTTTCGGTAATCTCCATAACGTGTTTATGAGTATCATTAATCTGCTGTACGAGATTCTGAATAGTAATAGCATAAGAACTAAGATAAGGGTTGTATTTGCATTTAAGATTGCGAAGCTTATTCTCAATCATCTTACGCAACTTCTCAACCTTATCCTTAATCAAATCCCAAAGATAAGTAGAATACTCATTATAGTAGTCTTCATCCATATTTCGCTCATACAACTTCATCGTATCACGAATAGATGTTTGGCATTCAGTAAAGTGCTTTTTAAGATTGAACTTAAACACTTTCTTCTTATCAAAGACCTCCTTAGAAATAAGAAGGAAGTTGTCTGCCAAGATAAACTCCATGTAGCAACTCTGACAGAGAGTAGAATAAGCGTAATCAAGGGCTTTCTGTATCTGCTCATTATCAATGCCACTCGGTACATAGATAGTGGCTTTCCAACCCATAACGTCCGTCTCTACATATCTTCCCGTATCAATCTTACAATCATTATGATTGCCTAATAAAATAGATGCTTCCATACTTTACTCCTCCTTATCATTATTACCTTGCACAAGACATCCGAAAGTAACCCCAACAGATATGATAATCAATACAAATAGAACCAAATTCATACCTTATCCCTCCTTTTCTTTTAAGAACCGCACAAGGCAGTTATAATTCTGACTAAGGCTATTGAGAATCTTAATTTGCTCACTAAATGACAAATGCTCGAATAGCACAACTTTATCATCCTTATCCTTTATGGTCATGCCACAAAGGTTGCCACCGATTTCAAGTATAACTGTTAGACTATTATCTTTTTTATCCATAACAAAGCTATTTTTTTAATTTCCGATAATGATAATATTTTTTGTGTTCATAGCGCATGGCAGAGTACTTTTGAAGATTTTCCTCATATTCCTCACGAGGATAAGAGAATGCGCCTTCAGAAAGAGCTATACGCTCAAAATCGGCATACTTCTTGTCATATCCAAGAAGCTTAATCAAATCCTTCGGATAACACCATGCAATCTGTAGTTTCTGCGGCTCGTCTTTTTCTGGTGAAAACTTTATTGAACCTATATCTTGGTAACATTTTGCATCAGGCATTCTCATATCCTCAATATAAGGTTGTAACTCACCACTTCTTACGTCTCTGAAAAAGACAAAGATAGCATTACTACCACAAGGCTCAGTAACAGGGTGGAGTATCTTATCAATACGTTCTTTCTGTTCTTTCTGACTTTGTTTATAGCCTTTCTTGTACCCTCGAATAAAAGCCTCCGAACATACTTCAAGCAAACCATCTGGGCAAACACGATGATTGCATTGCCTACAATGACGTTCATTGCCGTTAGCTATTTTAGCTTTATCTTCTAAGCTTAATCTCTTTTCCATTCTATTACAGATTAATTATTAATATTCCGTTATACAATAACACCCAACCAGTTATGAGTAAGATGAATAAGAATATAGTAATCAAGAATTTCTCTTTTATAGTTACCACACCTTCTAATTTTCCGTTCATTGCGCCAACAGCAACAACGCTGCTTAATGCGATAACGGATGCGCCTATGATGATTAAAATCGCTCCTATTCCCATTTTTTAACCTCCCATGTTTCTGTAATATCCATCTGCTCACGATATTCTTTTACCGCATTGGTAAAATAAGGAGAGATATTCAAATCCTTAACAAAAGAGGTGATGGTTTCCGTCTGATGATAGTTATCACCTTGTACCCATCCATCATCCTCTTTAACGAAGCAGAAAACGGCAAAACAAGATTTCTGTTTACCCGTCTCATTATCCAGTATCTGTTGCCTTCTCGCACAGAACTTCATTGTTCGTTCGTTATTGAATAGCTCGTAGCCATCACCCGTGCGTTGTGCAAAGGGCACTTCGCCCTTTGCTTCTATGATAAACTTCTTTTCTTTAATCTCTTCCATAATCATTATGTATTAGATATTTCTGAATAACTTTCATTTTTGCCGTAAACAACTCTTACGTTGAGAAGATTGTTAAGTGTGAAACCCATTCTCCAACTAAACCAAAGATAACCAATCTTCTCAGCAATCCTTATTGCGGTATCAGCATACTTCTTTGCATCACCCTTAAAAGGTTCTGAGCCATGATAGGAGAAGCCATTATCAAAGAGTAGTTTGAATACCTTATTCTTAGGTAGCTGATACTTACAGAAATCATCATAAGGAAGAATATTCCCATCTACCTCAAAGCAAATCTGCTTATAATCAAGGAAGGAAACAAACCCTTTATCATTGATAGTAAGATTGCTTCTTTTAAAGATAGCTAAAGCATCTTCCTCTTCCTTTTTATTAAGAATGCGATAATTAGTAAAAATTATCTCGCACCCGATTTTCTGCGGAACAAAATCAACGATAGCAATAAGTGGGCTAAAATTGCAATATGAGCCAGATTTTGCCATTCCTTGCGCCTTCAAGAATTGTTCACTATCATACTTATCAAGATACACGATAGCCAAAGGAAACTTTTTCCTAGATACTACGTTTATTAAATCCTTAAATTCTATAAACATAAGCTTAATCAATAAAGTCGTTAAACGTAAGAACCTCAGATGCCCCCTCACGGAAAGGTTTCTTATCGCAAGCGTAACCCATCCAAGAGCCATAGTCATACACTTTATACATGTGATAACCAGCCTTCATCAATACCTTAAAGGCAGCTTTCATTTCACATCCATGTATTCTAATCATATCCTTATCGTTGGCATGTCCACTAAAGCGTGGATTGCTCAAACTAATACGTCTTGTAGCAGGTCGGCTACCATTATTTGCACCTGAGAAAGGATGAAAAATATCCCAACAACTATTAGATAAGAAGGCATTACAGATTGCCTGTACGACTTCCTCTCTAACTTCGGTTGGTTGAACATAATCATTTTGTGGTATATTTACCTTGATTTCCATAATTGTATCTCCTATGTTTAAACGTTAATTATTTCTTCTTCATACATTCCTTCACAGCGTATTGGCTTTTAAGAAGGCATTGTGTTGCATTCAAGCCTTTCAGAGGAATAAAATACTCTACGATAGCATTCCAACGTCCTCTGAACGTACCCGAACCCTTTGCGTTGGCGATAAAAGAATCAATATCTGATTCACTAACCAAAGCACCTGAGTACTTGGTGATAACCTCGCCTGTGTATTTATTGATAATTGTTATCATTGTCGTATCTCCTATTTTTCAATTTCTGTAAACTCAATTTTACCATTCTTTTTAACCTGTGCGTGCCACTTATTGGTTCTCACCTTACCATCCCAAAATGAAACAGTAGGAAGTACCACACATTCACCACGCTCTACAAGTCTTTCGTAATAACTTATGACCTCATCCCAACTATCGAAAGTATGGGCAAGTACTGTAAATCTGAATCGAGCAATTTTCTTTGTTTCCATTGTTGTATCTTTTAATTGTTAAACCTATTTATTAATTATTTACACCGCAAAATTAATAATTTCTTTTGAAACCAACAAATCTTTTCGGTGTTTTTATTAATATTTTAATAGATATTAATACAAAACCAAGAAAATCGGATATTTTTACATAGAAAACTTATCTTTTAACCATTTCTTGATGGTTAAGATAAACTCATCCAAGGAGCGGCAAATGCTGTACTGAAAGCCTAATCGCTCAACATCAGACTGAAATTTGGCTTGCAAATCAGATTGAATTCCGTCCTTAGTTTTAACTTCAATAAATAGGACATTTTCTCTTGCTATAATAATAAGGTCGGAGAAACCAGCCAAAACGCCCTCACCTTTCATAATCTTCGCTTCAAGCGCACTTCGTTGTCCTCCGTTAGGGATGGCGGCAATGATGTAGCGAGGATATTGCAAGCGAAACCACTTCACCATCTGAATCTGAATCTGCGATTCAATGTGCCGTGGTTTGCTTCTGCCTTTCTTCTGGCTCTCCTTCTTTAAAAACTCATCGTACTTCATTATTGCATTTCTTTAGCCTTAATATCCTTAACGAAAAATTCAATCATACGTTCATAATATTCTCTTCTTTTAAGATACTTCGTACAATTAATCTTTCGTTTACATAAATCCACATTATTTTGAGCCAACAAATACCTATAGATGTAGAGCATCTTCAAATCATCAGTTCTGATAAACGCCAAAGTCTTTTCCTCGTAAGCCTTTTCAAGCTGTTTATTGGCTTCTTTCAACTCTTCGTTCTTTTTGATAAGACGACAAATAAATTTCTTTAAGCGATAGACATATATCCACATAACGATAAACGGCAAGAATAATATCGCCGTAGACCAACCATCCTTCACCGCACTACTGAGACAGCATCCCATCAGAAAGAATGCACACAGCAGCTCTGTATGAGAACCGCACCAAGATAAAATCTTCTTCATATTGATATATTATTTATCAGTTTCTAATTTTGAGACTTGACCATTGAAGTATTTGCGCACACCTTCGTAAATCTTCAATTGGCGAGAAAGTTCTTTATTCTTTTGGAGAAGCTCATCACGCTCAGCAACGACCTTCTCGTAATCATTGTGTTTGTTGTTTAATCTATTGAGCAACTCACCTTGCTCTTTAACCTTCTTCTGATAACGAGTTAGCTTAGTTTGCATCTTCGAGTAGTTTTCTAACACTCTAAGCACTACTCTTTCGTAAGGTACATCATTATTATACTTAGTTTCTTGCATTCTTATTTTCCTTTCTTTTATTACGCACCACCTCAGCTTGGCAAGCTTTGCAACGATGCTTGTAAGACTTAGAGAATTCACTTATCGGCTTCTCGCAACCACATATCTCGCATTTACGTATTCCTTCAAATAGAGGCTGCTTTATAACCGTTGCAAGAATACCATCCTGTCTTTCCCATTCTTCGTTAGTTTTCATCCAATGAAGGCAAGGTCTATTTTTTGGCATTGTTAAGGCTGAAACAAGTCCCAACATTTCATCATATCCAAGATGATTACTATGTCTGTCTCCTTGCCATACATCAAAACCGAAATTACCATCTTTCTTAATTATAATATCTTCCATAATTAATAATACTTTTTGATTTTATCATAAACACCGTATTCTCTTTCAATATCAAGGCAAAGCTACTTCACCTCTTCTATATTTCTCCCAAAATTCTTTATCGTACTTAAACCCTTTCTTAAACTTATGTCCGAATTTATTCCCTTCCTTAAACCTAAACTTCTTAGAGCTTGATTTGGATATAATGGCAGCAATCTTCATGGAAGATAATCTATACTCATGCAACCATACGGCATCTTTTCTTAACCCAAGAGACATAGCCTTATTCTTAACTGTTCTGATATTACAACAGAAGATTTTAGCAATTTCTTTATTTGTACGAAAGGGAAATAATCTAATAAATCTCTGTTCCTCCTCCTCGCTCCAGTAGCGAAAACGCCCTAAATAACGGATTTCACCATACTTAGCGATAAATCGTGGTGATGCAGGTTTAACTCCATTTCCTTTTAGTCGCCGCCGTACTGTTTCATAAGGTATACCTACCTTTTTACTAATTTCGGGTATGGTAAGCCCCTGTGCGTACAGAGCTAATAATCCATCATCTATAGAATGAGGATATTTTAGTACACAACACCCTTTATTACCTACTCCCATGCCAATGTTTTTAATTGTTCGATACTCTGATAAGAGATTTTGCATTTTTTATTCTCGTAGCAACCATCTTTAGCAAGAGCATTCCATAGAGCATTAAGACAGATGCCAATCTTCTCTTTATCGTACTTTAAATAAATCTCTGGGCAAGTAAGGAAAGGTTCAGGCTTTTTGTCTTTTAACTGAACCACAACAACCCTTTTTGCTCTTGTTGGTCTATCATTCAATCCTATCATGTATTCACCTCACTTTCTATCTGTTTCTGTGATTCACGGATAAGCAAGTCAAGTACCTTACTAATAACATTCGGATTCTTTATGCTGTAATCACCGATATTAGTAAGGAGTTTCACCTCAACGACCATTCCGTTATTTCGCAGCAGTTTATATTGAGTATTCAACTCTTTAATTTTATCCAACTTATCCATACAAACACTATTTACTATTATACGCAAGCATATACAGCCTACGATGCTCTTTATGAGCATTGTACCAAGCCTTAGCTCTTTCAATACAAGCCTCACGATGCTTCTGATAGTAAGTCTTGCCGTATTTGCTTCTGCGCATTTTACGTTCTATTTCTGTCATAGTTACTTAATAGAGCGGAAGGAGATACTATAGAATAGACCTCCATCCGCAATTATATATTTCACAGCTTAAAAATCATAAGAATAGCAAGCGGAGCACCCTTCGGGATAATGAGATTACGGGAGCGTGAACCGAAGTTTGTCTGCTCCTGTATCATTGTCTCGTCATTGATAGAGAGTACGAGCATTACCTTTTTTTCCTCCCCTACTTGCGTTGAAATCACATCGGAATGTTGTAAGCGGTAATCTGATTCCGTAGGAATGCCATAAAGAGCATTTGCTTCGATTGGAACAATCAAGCCACGATAGCCCTCTTTGAGAGTAATACCCATCTTTACAGGGATTCGACCTTTACGGGTTTCAATATCAGTAGGAGCGTAGATAACGAACGAACCATTATCGTCAATAGGGAAAGGAACTCCATCCTCTATTTCAAAAGGAAGTTCATACTCTTCCTCATTTTCCTCAACTTGCTCCTCACTTTGCTGCTGAGCCGTATTTTCTTGGCTCTGCTGAGCGTTCTCGTTCTCCATAGGCATATTATTGCCATCCAAATACAAAGGCTGTTCTGCGCCATTTTTCTTAGGTCTTGCCATAATTTACTCCTCCTTCTTTTCCTCGTTAGACTTCTGTTCCTTCTCCTCCTTTGTCTTATGCTCGAAGACATCGTAAACATTGGTTTTGCTGAGACCGATGATTTCGTAGTCTATTATGGTCTTCCCCATCACCTCATCAATGTTACTGATTGCTCGGTGCATAGACTTTGCTTGCACGAGATAAGTCACGTTGCTACGCTTCTCCTTATTGGTCTTATCCTCATAGGAAATGAATTGCAGTTTCGCTTTATACCAACAATCATCATCATCCTTATCAGAGAAGAATACCTCTCTGTACGAAGCCTCTTGCATTGACTTAACCTTGAACTCGCCGCTAATATAAGCAGCCATTTCCTCCGTGATTGCGCTCTCACCTTCCGTGAAGGATAAGGCATCAATCGCATACTTTTCGGTTACAGATTTCTCTGAACCATCTTCTTGGGTCTTTTGGTAGCGGATTCCTACCTCAAACCAATTACTCGTTCTACTTCTCATATTTCTAATAATCTAAAACTAATTTAAATCCTATATCTAAGAAAGCTCTTATACTAAAAGGGTAAATCGTTTAAATTCTGTGCCTGTGCAAAAGGAGCATCGCAGGTAGATGCTCCATTCAGAGCTTCAAAGTTTGCAGGTCTCAAGCCACCTAGAATAGGCATCGCCTTCTTCTCCTCATCTGTCATTTTCTCACGAACCTCTTTAGGCAACGACTGCTTAATCATGTGAGTTTCCTCATACTTAGGGTTCTTCAACGCCCAAGCGGTAAGGTCGAGATAAGCAGCCTTCGGACGATTATTTTCATCCGTACTAACGAAGATATTATTATCTTCAACAGGAATAACCAAACAACAAAGTACTCCAGTTCGACCTTGGATTTGCATTATGCCAGCTCTTTTGAGCTTCAGCAAGTTCAATTTTCCGTTAAAATCTGTCATATTATATATATTTAAAAAACATAGCCCCAAGAGAGGGAATCGAACCCTCGCCAACCTCCGCTTATTAAGAGCTGCTTATTACGGAGTATCTTCGCATATACTTTAAAAGCATGGAAAATAATACATACATCTATTCTAACTAAAAGAAGTCGGAACCACTATTCTACAGCTCACGCACACCGTGCGATTGGTTTTTCTCGGGATATAAATGCCCTACCGCTGTAGGGCAAAAAGATGAAATTTTCAAAAATAACGTCTCAAAACTTACCTCACGGCAAGATTTATCTGAATAAAATAATTCTTCTAAGAGAAAGAGCCGACACCTCACGGCGGCTTTATGGCTCTTGTTATCGACTTTTCTATATTCAATCTTATGTAGTTATATCTTTAAATCAACTTATTCTGAATGAAGCTACTCATTGCCAAGTTCTGTGAAAGAATCATTGGCTGGTCGAGCTGAGTTGACTTATACATATCTGTAGCCGCATTGTACAAATCCCAAGCGGTAACAATATTGCGCTCGTAGTAGGCAATCATCATTTTCTCGGTCAAGCGACCAATCTGTGCCTGATTGAGAGGAATGACCTGAGGGTTGCGGATGCCTTTATATTTCGTTTCAGCAGCAACACGAAGCGAGGTCAGCATACCGATGATGGTAAACATTTCCTGTGCTTTAATCTCACGATTCTTCATACGCTCAATTATTTCATCATTAGTATCAATGATACCTCTTAGATTAGCGAGCCAAGCATCAGCACGTTGAAGAAGCTCATCGAGCTTAAAAGCTCCTCTTCCGCTATTGATATCTGAGTAGGTAGCAGCGTAATGTTCAGCACTAAGCATACATTGATTGTGACAGATAACTACGTTTCTACCGATACCTAACTGAATACCCTTCTGATGGAATGATACCGCCATATTGGTTGTAATCTCATCATTACCATCGCCCTTATCAAAGTCACGCAAGCGAATATTACAGAATACTCGGCGAAGGATATGAGCCTCTACAGCTCTATCACCCATTATAGCTTCCTTTTGAGGCAAACGGGTAACACCTGGAGTATTGCGGTCTTTGTTGTTCGCCGCAAAGAGGTCGTAAATCTCAGCCTTGTAGCCGTGCTTCTCGCACAAGTCTTCCACCTGATGAATGAGGTCGAAGTGATAGATACCCTTCAAAGGCTTTCCGTACACATCATTCTCTTTCTCGGTGCGTTCAAGCTGGTCGATTGTCAGAATCTGTACCTTGGATGTCTCAAAATCCAAGAACTGATTCATATTATCACTCTTTAACTCTGGCTGCTTTGCAACCGCTACTTCATTTACTCTTGGCTGTGCCATTAAATTCATTGCCATTGTGTTCATTGTTGTATCTCCTATTTTTTAATACATTAAACAAAATAATTATTACTATATATACTATTAATCTTCAATATCATTGAGAACCTCCATGTGTTGCGTTTCTCCTACCAACTCAACATTCTGCGAAAGGTTCTTTGTGCTAAAGAATACCCATTTAGGTATGATGCAAAGATTATAGTTGCTATCTAAAGCATCATCCTTGATAATTAGTTTAGACTTAGGTACGAATACCTTAGTCTTACCTTCTTTGCCTTCAAAGAGAAAAATCTGAGCATTCTTTGATTGCTCCATCATTTCATCCTTGCGACAACGGAACTTAACTAATGTTGTTACTATCTCCATATTACCTCCTTTTTTAGTAAGCGAGCCAGATAACAGCATACGCTAAAATAATTCCACTAGCAGCGAGCATTGCTGCTTGTACCGCATCTTTTACATCTTCGGTTCTCCAATTACATGGATTCATCATGTCTTTTTCTTTTTTCATTTTTCGTATCTCCTATTTTTAATTTATTAATAATTTCTACATTAATTATATGTACCAAAAGCTATTTTATTAACTTTGATACCGCAAAATTAATAACTTTCTCTCAGACTACCAAATTTCCTAATAGCTATTTTTAGTTTATTAATACATGTTATTAGTTTTTTAATAGATTTTAAGCGAGTATCTCGTTTTTTCTTTATAATTTTGCGGCGTAAAAGGAAAGTGCTATTTTCCAAGCTAAGAAAAGAATCATATATGCCCAATCAACACAAGTGAAAGGGTTCAATATAATAAACCAAACGGAATGATTGATAGCACCTTTCATCTGTTTGGTTTTTACATTAATATATATATAATGATGAAAAGAATAAGAATAGGAATACAGGAAGCTAAGTTTGCTCTGAGCGACAAGAATCGCTTGGATGCCTTCTGTTTGCTTCTTAAAATAAAGCTCTTATTCCGCTCATCAGACCTTAATCTTGTGTCATACAATCATTGCGCCAAGCTTTTGCATATTGACAATAATAAATTAAAGAGACTACTTGAATATGGTTGCAAGATAGGGTATTTCCGTTTTGAAGAGAAAAATGGAAAGAAGAGATTCATTGCTCGTAGCATACATTCAAATAATGGATATAGTTATAAGCTTCGCAAGGATGATTTAACGAAGATGACATTTCCAGCCCTCAAAAACCTTTTGAGAAGAATTGTCATGGAGAACCAAGTTAGAATGCAAGAAGACGTAATCAATACGCACAATAAGGGGACGAATGGGAGAAATGCGAAGACTATTCGCAAGGCTCTCAAACGTGAAAGTCGTATGTTGAGGAAGAAGTTTAGTGATAACAAAGGTTTATCTTATGACAGAATCAAGGATGTTATCTATGGTACGATGTACCAAGCGTTCAAAGTTACAAATCAGCTTGTAAACAAGGGTATCATCAATAAGCGCACAAGAATCAAGGAAGTAAGGTGCGATGCAAAGGTATGTACCAATAATATGGCTATTACGGATTTTGAAGGTTCTATAATAGTGATAAGCGCAAAAAATAGAAGTGCATTTTCCATTGAATCGAATATCTATCGTATGCAGATGGACGATGCTATATCAATATCTCGTCATGGTATGAGAAGAAAGGAGGCAAAAATGTAGTTTATGTAAAATCAAAAATAATAAAATAAGGGATGAGGGCTTTAATTTAATTTATTCCCTTATAGGGGCGACAGCCCCAAGAAAGAATTAACTAACGGGCGCACATACGCCCCCACCCGATTATATAATAACACAGGAGATACAAAATGGAGAAAAAGAAAAATTGGCTCGATACTTACCTCACGCCAGCAAAAGAACTTGTTGGATATGAGTGCTACGTAAGTTGTGATTATGAAGATAAGTTCGCAACAGGAAAATTTTCAGTTATCATTATAAGGAACGGAGAAGTTGTAGCAAATGAAATGAATCACATCTATTGCGCTTCAAAGGCAGTCGTTATCGTAGAAGCAACGCTGTTTATGATGCAAAAATGCGAAGATGCCGATATTATCACAATACATTCTGAATATTTTAAGAATTACTTTGCCTTTTTCCACGAGGCGAGAAAGGCTAACGCACAAACAAAGAAAAACTATTTGAGCTTATATAAGAGCTTTAGAAAGGATGCGGAAGTAATCTTTGACCTAACTACTTGGTGCAAGAGAAACGAATACGATGATGAAGTTGAGAAAATGTTAAGCGATAACTAAACTATAGGAGATATGCAAGATGAAAAATGAAACGAAATTAAAGAAGCTGATGTCTTTCTTAGACGAGAACGGCATCAAGTACACTACACCTCGAAAGAGAAAAGAGGGAAGTGCTCACCTCTTCATCGGTCAGTACATGATTGCTGTAAAGATAGAGGGTGAAGATGATACGTTATTCTTCAATAAGCATAAGAGAGGAAAGCATCCTTTCTTTATCAGAACTTCGGAAACCCCGAAGTTCATTATTGAAAAGATGCAGAATCTAATTACGAGAATGATGTTGATACAACAAAAACATTTCATGGAACAAAAAAAATAATTATATGGAAAGACTTAATTTTAAGCTAGAGTTCGCCGATAATGGGGTTATTGTTACAGATGATAGCTCTGGCTTTGTAAACGTCTATGAAGAAAAAGAAAACGGCGATTATCACGAATATACGAAGAGAGCTATCAGCGAATCCGTAGATGACATCATTGCTCATCTTTTGCTTGATGGCACGGAAAACTTGAAGCAGAAGTCGATTTATAAAATCAAAATTGAGATAAGATAATATGTTATACCAAAAGAAAGAAAAGAAGCCGAATACGGCAGTTAAGTATGAGGTACGTGAGTTTATTCACGGCGGTATTGAATATGCAACAGATTGCCCTTTCGGTGAATGTGGTCGATATACGCACGCTCTACATAAGGTCGGTGCTATTGAATGCAATCTTTGTAGGTATCAGAAGAAAAATAATACAGAAGCAAGGGTTGTAAGATGTATGCATCCGTAATTACAAGAATCAGTTGTTGATAAACTTTTTAAAAAGTAAGAATTATGATAGAATCAATGAAGATACGTGAAGGGTTGGTATTTACCTTACCAATAGAGCCTAGTATGGTAGTCCATGTAAATGATAAACTAGAAGTTTACGTTTATAACATCGGAGAAAAAAGATATTCGTTAGCCAATATTTGCCCTTTCAGATTGAAAGTTATCAAGGTAGGTAAATCTATTGTAGAATGCAATATTATACCAGACGAATACAATCTTGTATATAGAAAGAATATTCCTATTCAATTTGAAGAGATTGCAAAAAATGGCACTATTATCACAGAGGAAAAGGAAGAAATGGTTAATCACCCTAACCATTACGCTTGGTTAAAGGAACTCTGCGGCATAGAGCCGATTGATATTTGCCGACACCTTGATTTTAACTGCGGCTCGGCAGTAAAGTATCTTTTACGCAAAGGAAAGAAGGAAATGAACCTTTCAGAGCGAGAACAGAGAGTGCAGGATTTGAGCAAAGCTATCTTCTATCTACAGGATGAGATTGATATGATAAAGAAGAGCAAATGAAATACTCGAAGGCTTTAATCAGACAAATTCGCTGCGACCTCCTTTCACATACAACCGATGCGGAGAAGGCTGCGGCGAAAATCTGCACTCAGTTAGGATATAAGGTGATACCACAGCAGCCGATAGTCACGGGCAGAAAGCTATACTTCGCTGATATATATCTGCCAGAGATAAAAACTATAGTAGAACTCGATGGTGGCTACCATTTTACCAAAGACCAAAAGCGCAAGGATGGTAACCGCTCTTCGGGTATATGGCGGCTCGGGTATCATGTGGTAAGATTGAGTAATCACGATGCTAGGAATCCGAAGAAGGTTAAGGCAAAGATAGATATGATACAACGCAAGGCAAAGTAACCAAGAATATTGGCTATCTTGCCTTTTATTTTTGTTTCTTAATAACTATACATAAACTAAAAGAAAGCCGCTTAGACCGCAAGAAAATCGCCAAAAATAGCATTTGTTTACACAGCTTCTATTATTTATTATTATTTTACTAATAGAAATAGTAATTTTGCAATCGGAAATTATTTATTTATTAACGTTTAAAACAGAATTACTATGACAATAAAAGAAAAAGTGCTTGCTTCTGCCAAAACATCATTTGCAAAGTATGGTTTGAAGAAGGATGAACTTTCAAAGCTGGTTGACCTGATTGTTGCAAGTCGTGGTCTAACAGATGAGTCAAAGGACGAGGATGTAACGAGTGCTATCTCGGCAGTTGAACCTTATGTTGGTATGATGCAATCATCATTCAATCGTGCGGTCAGTGAAACAACGAAGAAATTCGATGGATGGATTGACCCTAACGACCCTAATCATAAGCCTACTCCACCAGTTCCTCCTACCCCTCCAGTACCTCCAACAGGGCTTACACAAGAGCAGGTTCAGCAGATGATTGCCGAGGCTACCAAAAGTACCCAGAAAGCAGTTAGCGAAGCTGTAGCCGCCGCCATTGCTCCATACAAGGAAAAGGAAGAAAGAGCACGTCTTGATGACCTTTTCGGTAAGAGCGAAAAATTGAAGGACGTTCCGCAGCAGTTCCGTTCACGTTATCAGCTCGACAAGGAAGAGAATCTTGAAACTCTTGCACAGCAATGTGCCGATGATTGGACAGCATTGAAGCAGTCACTTGTAGCAAACGGCAATTTTGTTGAAGCACCCAAGGCAACCTCTCCCGAAGACGAGCAGAATGATTTCATTACAAAAATGCAAGGCTTCTCGGAGCGTAATGCTCCAAAGGAGTAAGGCATTATCAATGAATTATGTTAAACTCTTTAAAAGAAGAAAATTATGTCAAACAGAGGCTATTTTTTGCATAGAACCAAGCCAGAGGATATCAAGGAAGCACTTTGGCTTGAAGAGCAGTGCCTTCGCCGACAGGGTGGTTATGACCTCGACCGCACCAACCTTCCAGCTACTTTAAAGTTTGTAGCGAAGGGTACAGTTCTCAGACTTGTAGCTGGTGGTAAAGCGCAGGTTGTAAAGACTGCAAAGGTTACAGAGAAGGCTGTTAAGGCTGCTACAACCTTAAAGATTGCTAGCGGTTCTTTGTTCAAGGTGGGCGATAAGATTGCTGGAGCAACTATCTCTGCGATTGCGTCTACTGATGGTGTAGATACTTTGACTGTGTCAGAGCTTACTAATGAAGTCGCTGCAAATGCGATTGTATCAGATTACGATAAGACCAAGGACGTACTTCTTGGCTTTTCATACGATACTCTCGATGTAAGAGACCAAGAGTCTTCTATCGCAGCTACTCCTACCTTACAGGTAATGGAGGTAGAGGAAGATTCACTCCCTTATCCTATCAATGATGAGATTAAGGAAGGTATCAGAGCAAATGGTATCGCTTTGTTCAAGATTCAGTAACCTTTAAAAGTGGAGATTATAGATTATGAATAGTATTTTGAAAAATCTGCAAGACCCAAAGTCTTTTCAGACCTACATTGACGAATACATGAAGACTTCCACCTACAAGGCTGAGTGGAAGAACGAGTTGAAGCCTGTTGAGTATTGTGCTGCAAAGGTATATCAGGCAAATATGGCTACCTATGCTGCTGCTATGGTTGGTTCTGTTGTCGCTAAGAACGCAGAGCGTCCATTGCATACCATGCCTGATTGGGGTCAGCTTACTGGCTCTATCGGTCGTATTGCCGATGAGTGGGAGCTCGATAACGATTACCTCGACCAGATGCACCTCTTGGAGGGTAAGTATAATGATATGTCGGGACGTGGCGGTTATACACAGTCACAGCTCAATGCTAAGTACGATGAGCTTATCAAGTACTCATTCAAACCTTTCGAGTTGGCGGTTATCGCTCCTCATAAGCGTATTGATATGTTGTACTTCGAGGGATTGTTCAAGGGTACTCAGACTGTATCACGTACCAATAACTCTAAGGCTAACGTATCTTATACCTTTAATTTGGGTGTTAAGCAGCTTTCTGCTACCACAAATTGGGGTGAGGTGAACGCAACTCCTATTGAGGATATTAAGAAATTGAAGGACGAGGCTCGCAAGAAGGGTCGTAAGATTCTGCGTCTTCGTATGTCTGAGAACACATTCTTCGCAATGTGTAAAGCAAAGGAGATTAAGGACACCTTCCGCTTGAACCTTAATGGGGTTACCATCAATCCTGCTGCGCCGATGATTAGCGTTGACCAGATGAATATCTATCTGCGCTCTATCCTCTTGCCAACAATTCAGATTGATGAAGATAAGTTTGTTGAGCTGCCTGACAAGTCCGTTTACAACCTTATCCCAGATAACCGAGTTGTTGCGATGTGTGCCGATAAGGTGGCTGTACCTAAGTGCGCAGAGTGCTTGGAGGCTATTGACCCAGTTGATGGCGTTTCTTACTCTACATACGATAACAACCTTATCGGTTATTGGAGAGATAAGAAGGGTTATCATCTTACCAACGAAATGTGGATGCAACCAGTATTCGATGGTATCGAAGACTTCTTTATCTTGAAGGTTGGTGCTTAATGCACTGACCCTCAGTTATGGATATATTGATTTAATAAGTGAAACTTCATAAGATAACAAGATTAGCATGACAATTTCAGAAGCCATAGCAAGCGAGATTCAGCCTTTCTCTACCTCAGATGAGACCTTGGAGAAGATGTTTATTGATGCTACTGATAAGTTTAGCATCACGGCATCCGTGGCTGATGAATACTCTGTAGCGGTAAAGAAACCCGTAGCCTATGCGGCTATGCGTATCCTCTATAAGATGAATCCATTATCAAGTGAGAATGTTGGCGGTATCTCTCAGAGTTACAAGAACGACAAGAATCTCATTGATAAAATGATTAAATCTATTGCGAAGGATGCTGGATTGGATGCTGACCTTGTTATTGATAGTACTTCTGATGATTATTGGGTTCAGAGTGTGAAGGTATGGTAATCAAATAGATAGCGTATGAACTTTGAAGATATACTTAAAGTAAAAGGTGCTCCACAAGATGGCTTTGATGAGGACGGAAATCCTATCGAACAGCCCGAAGGAGAATGGCAAACCTTTGGAAAGTGCGTTATTTTACCTAATTCGCAGGCGAAGATTATCACTCTGACAGACGGGCAGCAGTACGTGTATTCGCACGAAATCTATGCTCCTCTCTCAAAAGCAAAATACCCTCTCATACCGAAGGAAGGCGAAAAGGTTTGGATAACCAAGAAAGATGGCACGATTGATAAGGAAATGGAGGTTAAAGGCTTCGTAACCTTAAAGAAACGCTATCTTAGAATTTGGCTCTAATAGGCGGCAATATGGCAAAGGTTGAATTACAAATCAAAGGTCGTGAAGCCTTACAGAAAAGGTTGAACGAAAAGAGGCAGCAGATTATCAGTTACCTCAATATGCGTTTGATGCAACTTGCCGAAGAAGCGGTCACCTACTCTAAAGAAAACAAAGGTTATCAAGACCGAACTGCAAATTTGAAGAACTCAATTTCATTCGCTCTCTACCTTGATGGGCAACTCATTACCTCGGCAGTTGGTAAGATTTCAAAGGAAGAAGAAGCGGAAGAAGGACAGGAGGGTGTAAGTGCTGCACTCAATGAGTATGCACAGAAAGAAGGTGTAGTAGCACCCAAAGGGTACTCTCTCGTCATTGTGGCTGGCATGAACTACGGAAAATATGTAGAGGATAAAGGTTACAATGTCTTACATCTTACTAAGTATTTCCTTCGTGACGAAATGAAGAAGATTTTTGAAGAAGTAGCTGAAATGATTAAAAGCGATAGTTAGATATGATACTCGGTGATACAGCCGTTACGGCATTATTTAAGTATCTCAATGAAAATGTTGAGAGAATAGGCATAGAGGAAAAGCGTATCTTTAAGTATGAGATACCCGAGAAGTTGGCTATTGGTGATTATATCGCCATCAATCATCTTCCCTTTGTGTATAGTGATGCCATTAATGAGGGTGTAGTGAATCTGAATATTCATTGCCCTAAGACCTCATCGAACTTACCCGATATAAAGAAGCTTTCTAATTACTCAGAAAAGATTCTTGCTCTGTTTGGTGATGGCACTTATCTCGGTGGCTGCTACTTTGATTTCTACTCTATCTCTCGCCCAACTCGTGATAATGATAACACTTATTACGTCAATATGAAATTTAATGTAACGTACAATAATTTAAAAGAATAAAACTATGGCAAAGAATGGTGTATATGGCTTGGAAAGCTTCAGTTTTGCCGATTGTGTCGAAAATGGCGGCTACCCAACCACATGGAGCGACAAAATTAAGGCTGTCGTTTCTGGTAGTTTGAGCTTTAACGACCAAGCGGCACAGACATCGGATGTAGAGGTTGAGGATTCAGAAGACCCTTACGCAGTGCTGACTACATCAGCAGCAACAAAGGGCTTTACTTTGCAGACATACGATTTCTCAGAAGACAACTTCGTTAAGCTTCTTGGTTATACCAAGGATTCTGGTACTGGTGGTAAGGATGGTTGGTTGAATGAGCTTCCACAAGAAACCGAGATTTACAAGGCTGTACAGATTGTGACAAAAGATTTGGATGATATTCCTTCTCGTACCTTCCAGTGGTCTAAGATGAAACTTACAATCACTCGCAGTGGTTCTATCGGTAAGAGTGGACTTCCTAATCTTAACATTGATTTCCGTCAGATGGCGGTATTCGATGCAAAGGGTGACAAGAAGAGCGGTCATCGTAATATTCTTACCAAGGATATCAGTCCCCAAAATGGTAAGTAAGAATACTTGATATCTAAGATTTTTATTTAGATAAAAGATTAAAATTAAACTTCAAAAGGCGGTGAGGTAAGGGAACTTTCCCAAGCCGCACCGCTTTTTTATGTTATAAAACATATTTACGATATGAAAACATCAGACAAGGAAAAGGTAGCAAAGACGCTTGCCGAGTCATCTGTAAAGATTAAGGTTGGTAAGTTTCGCTTTAGAGTGAAGCCCCTCACCTTTATGCAGATTTATGAAATGGGCGTATTCGGTAACTCTATCAAAGAACCAACATGGAAGGAAGATGATATGATGAATATCATCCCTCTTTTGTTTGAGCACTCTGAGACAGCTCGTTTAATGAGCGAGATTTTTATCGTGTGCGCCTTTCGCAAGAAGTGGGCACGCAAGGTATGGGGGCGATATATACGCAAGCACCTTGATATCATGGCATTCAATGAGCTTATAAAGTTCATTAGCGGTTCTTTTAATGCAAATTTTTTCTTAACCTCTATAACTTTCCTGACCCAGATGAAGATAATGACGGAGCCGAAAACGACTCCCCGTGGGCAACAATCGGACAAGTAATGAAGTACTTTCGTATGAGTTACGAGGAGGTCGTATTTAATCGCTCATACCTTAATATTATTCTGCTTAACCGCTCGATTCCGTCCTTTAATACAAATACCAAGGATGAACCGAGAAAAGGCAGCACACAGCAAAAGAAGCCGCAAAAAGAGTATCATAAGATAAAAGAGCCAATCTCTGCTAATGATTTCTTTATGGGCTTTATGTAATAATCATAAAATAAGCAAACAATATGGCAGCAGCAGATGAAATACTTGGAATCAGCGGACAGATGGATATTTCCGATATTCAGCAATCTTTTGATAAGTTGATAAATGACCTTAATTCACTTGGAGTAAAGACTGATGAAGTTAGCTCAAAGATGACTAAGGCATTAAATGATATTGCTCAGAGTTCGGCTTCTGATAGTGAAAAAACGAAACAATCAGTGCAAGCTTTAAAGCAAGGTATCGAAGATATTAATAAATCGCTTACCGATACTCCAGAGGCACTAAAGAAGCTTGCATCAGAGGCTCAGACCGCAGAAGCAACCGTTGATAAGCTTAAAAAGAAATTATCGGAAACAACCGAAGGTTCACAGAAATGGAATGAGATTAATGAGCAGTTGAAGTCTCAGCAGAACTTAGTAGAGAAACTTAACGGCGAATATTCATCAATGTTGGGTACATTCGGTAGTACTCAGCAGTATGTTGGTACTCTTAACGCTGCTATTGATACATTGAATGCAGGTCGTTCTATATCAACCGCAGCAACTGGTGCAAATGCGGCGGCTCACGTAGGTGCGGCGGCAGCGGTTGGGACAGAAGCTGTAGCACATGGAGAAAACTCAACCAAGATTGCTGAAGAAACGGAGAAAACTCAGCAGAATACACAAGCTAAGTTGCATCTTACTGAATCAGCGAAAGATTATGTCTATACCGCACAGATGGAAGCAGAAGCCATCGATGCGGTTGCAAAAAGACTTGCTGAGGGAAAATCAGATGAGGAAGAGTATATAAATTCATTGAAGAGTGCAAATTCCGAACTTGATAATTTAGGGAAAAAAATATACGAGACAGTTGCAGCAAGAAACGAAGCAGGAAAAAATGGCGATTTTGAAGAAGTAAATAGGCTTCAATCTCAATACGAGCAACAGATGAAGGATTATCAATCTCTCAAAGAAGCTATATCAAACCTTAAAGAGGAGCATGAAAATTACCAAAAGAAAATAGAAGAAGTAGCTGAATCTCATAAAGAAGAAATACAGGCAATCAAAGAGAAAGAAGAAGAAATAAAAAGACTCAAAGCTTACCTTGAAGCATTAGACGAACAGAGAGATAAGCTAAATAGTGAGCCACTTCTTACTAAGATGTTGTATGGTACAAAAACTTATGGTTTTCCTTGGCAGAATGGTGAGGGAGGTGAATATGGAAAGACTAAACAACAGATAGCTGACGCAGAGGCTGAATTGCAAAAGATGAAACAATCTTTGCTAGATACATCCAAAGAAAGCAAGAATGCACAAGAAAATACAGATAAGTTAGGAAAGTCTTACGAGGATGCAGCTAAAGGAGCTAAAAAGACAAAAGAGGAAACCAAGGAGGTTGCAAAGTCTGCCGAAGATGCAACAAAAAAAGTAGGTGGAATCTTTTCTAAATTTAAAAGTGTCCTTGGTGGAGCTTTAAAAGGTGATTTCTCTGCCCTCTTCTCACTCTTTGGAAAAATCGGTGTATGGGGAGCAGGACTTGGTACTTTAGGAAAAGGTATTTATGAGCTAACTATCCGTGCCGAAGAGTTTAGAAATGCTCTACAACCTCTCTCTCATTATCTTGATGAGAGTAACTTACAGACGGTAAGGCAGAATATACTTTCATTATCAGACGAAACTGCTAAGTCGGTTTCTGATATGGCTACTGCTGCAACTCAGTTCGTAAAGGTATGGGATAGTCTAAGAGATTCACCAGAGGCTCTTACCACTATGATTAAAACATCAAACGAGTTTGGAGCACTTGCTGGAAAAACATCAGAAGAGGGAGCAAAATTCCTCTCAAATCTTGCTTCTGAATATCACATGACTGCGCAAGATGCTACAGTAGCATCTTCTATGATTGCAACCGCAGCTCATAACTCAACAAGTAGCTTCGGTGAAATGGCTGATGCTATATCAAGTGCAGGTTCTTCTGCTGCTCTTTATGGCGTTTCTTTTAAAGAAATGGCTACTCTTATCGGTTATTCTAGTAATCAGTTTGGCGGTGCTCAAAAGGTTGCATCAAAATTCTCTATGCTCCTTATGAGTATGAGTAAGATGCAAGATAAATACAATCCTTCTGTTGTCGGAATGATTACAGCCTTACAAAATCTGAAAGATGCATACGAAAGAGGAGAACACGTTGAGAATAACTTCATGGCTCGACAACGTAGTATTGCTATGTACTTTATTAAGAATGCTGATGCTATTGCTAAGTATAATAAAGGCATAGATAGTAATGTTGCTAAACAGGAACTTCTGAATGATATTAATGCCAGAGCTTCTGTGAATGTTGCTAAGCTACAAAACTCATGGAATGGTTTCCTTACTGCGATTAATGCCAACCTTACACCAACCCTTACAAGAATACTTAATTTCTTTACAAAGATTATAGGCGGTGCTCAGAAGACAGCAGACGAGTACAATTATTTGAAGAATTTCGATAATAACCATAAAGGAGCAAAGCGTGGTATGCGATATACCGAATCCGTTACAAGTGGTTGGACGGCTGGTTTCCAAGAATCTACCATTGCTAATATGGGAGCAAGGCAACAGTATAACGTTAGCAGGGAGGATGGTTTGAAGCAGTATAGACAGCAGAGGGATAAACTTAAAAGAGTGTATCAACAGGGATTAAAGAATGCACAAAGAAAATGGCGTAACGCAAGTGGTAATGCTTATGCTAAGAGTGCAGGTAATTTCATGTTACAATACTATAACAAAAATCGTTCTGCTTTCTCAGAGTTTACTCCTCAGATGTTTAATGAATTATTGAGAAACCAAAGAAACTCTACGATTGCTTTATCGAATAAGCCAATTAATTCTAGTATTAACCTTGGTGGAAATGGTTATGTTCCTAAACCAAATAAAGATAAGTCTGCTGACCAACAACGCAACTATCGTGAGCAGCTTGCGGAGCAACAGGCAAAACAACTTGCTGATGATAAGAAAATCGAGTGGGAACTTTATGTTGCCGAGCAAGAGGAAGGTATTGCAAAGGAACATGATGCTAACGAAAAGGAGTTGAAGCAGAGAAAACTCGACTTTGAAAAGAAGAAGCATCAGATTGAGGAAGAGGCAGAAACCTTGCGTCAGAAGAATATTCAGATTGCGAAGGCAGAATATAGCAAGAATCCTGCAAATAAGAAAAAGGAAGGTTTCTATGCAAGCGGTTTGGATAAAGGAGTTAAATTAACAGACGAACAGCAACAGCTCATTGAGGCAAAGATGAGCACATTGAATGCACAGCAAGAAGAAGATGCAAAAAAACGCCTTGCTGCACAGCTACAGAACTTGTACGACTACCTTAAAGAATATGGTACAGTACAAGAACAGAGATATGCTATTGCGAAAGAGTACGATGATAAGATATCGAAGGCAACCGATGATAATCAGAAGAAGATACTTCAAAAACAAAAAGAAGCAGCATTGGCTCAGACAGATGCCAAGAAGTTAGCTATGGGTATTGATTGGGGTACTTCTTTTGCAGGTATTGGTAATGTTCTTAAAGATATTGCTAAAGATACACTCAGTAAAGTTGAGGAGTATATGAAAACGGCTAATTTCAAGTCCTTACCTGCTGCTGATAAAAAATCATATATTGACCTTCGAAATAATCTCCGAGCAGAAACAAATAATAATGGCTCTTTTGGCTTTAGTAAGTGGGATGATGTAGCAAATGATGTAAGAGCTTATCAGAATAGCGTAAAGTGGTTACAAAAAGCAACGAAAGCACATGATGATGCTATCGCAGACCGTGACAAAGCCGAAAAAGATATAAAAAAAGCTATATCAGATAAAGCAAAAGAGATAGCAAAGATAAAACTTGAAGGAGCAAATAAAAGGGTTGAAGAAACAGGAAAAGCGCAAACAGATGCAGAAAATGGTGTTCAAGAAGCACAACAGCAGTTACAAGATTCTACTACAGAAGCAGCAAATGGTTTGCAGAATTTTCAATCAATGCTAAGTAATATTACTAATGGTTCTCTCTCGGGTTTTGTTAAAGGTATAGGGCAACTTATTACGTCTTTATCTGGTGGTACATCGAAGGTTGGTGAAGCATTGGCAAATTTTACAGGAAAAATCGGTGGTCTTGTTGGTGCTATCCTATCATTAATTGATGCTCTTGGAGATAATCCAACTGAGTTTATAGATAATCTTTTAGATAAAATAACAAAAGTTATCGAAGCAGTTATATCTCAACTCCCACAGATTATATGGACTGTAGTGAAAGGTGTTGGCAATGTTATTGGTGGTATTGTAAAAGGAGTTGCTAATATATTTAGTGGAGGTAAAGCATTTGGTTCGAATGTATCAAAAATGGAGAAAGAGATTGCAGAATTGAGTGTTTCAAATCAGGAATTATCTAAAGCAATTTCTGACCTTTCCGAATCAATTAGAGGCGATGATAATACCAATCAACAATCAGTTGAAGCTTACAAGAAAGCGGTTGCGGCTCAGAAAGAATATAACCAAAATCAGCAACAGCAGATAAAAAACCGTGCAAGAGAATATTCAAACACGGGACATGGTTTCTTAGGTCTTGGAGGTCGTTCTTCGTTTAATAGCCATGCAAACGATAATAAAGGAGCATGGTTAAATGCTTTTAATAATACATTAAGAGCACAAGGCTTCAATACATCTGTAGGTTCTGCGAGCGATGTATGGAATCTATCTCCTGAAATGCTTAAAGCGTTAAGAGATTATGCACCAGAAGCGTGGTCGAATTTCTTTAATGCAGGAAGTAAAGGACAGGCAAATCCACAAAGTCTTGTTAATGATTATATTGAGCAGGCAGGTAAACTTGAAGAATTAACTGACGCATTAAATCAAAAATTAACAGGATATTCTTGGAGTGGGTTTAAGGATAGTTATTCATCTATGATAAAAGATTGTAAAAAAGAAACAACCGATTTTGCAGATTTTATCAATGAAACTATCTCTAATGCTATTGTGGATTCTTTTATGAACTCAGAGGCGAATAAAGCAAGGCTGAAAAATATCTATCAGATGGTTGCTGATGCTGCTAGTGATGGAAATATTGATGAGGATGAAGCTGCAAATATTAGAAGAGAAAATGAGAAATATGCTGATTATGTAATTTCTTGGAGAAATTCAATGATTAAGGCTGGTCTTATTAAGGATTCTTCTACCTCCGAACAGACAGCAACGGGAAAGGGTATTGAGGCTATCACCGCAGACCAAGCAAGCAGCCTTATCGGTATCGGCTATGCGATGCAGATTGCTATAGAGCAGGGTAATGAGATTCGTAAGACGATAGCTGAACATACATCTTACGTGCGACTTGATGTTGCACAGATAAAATGGGATATTTCTGAGATACGAGATATTCAGTATCAAGGATTACAGCAGTTGGAAGCAATCAATAAGAATACTGCACCTATTATATTGATACGTGAGGACATCGCAAATATGTATAAATTAATGAAAGATAAGTATTAAGTTATGAAGAATGATGCTTTTATTAAATTGGTCGATGAAGCGGATTCTGCTTACGTTGACCTTGATACTTTCGGTATTACATTGGTAAGGGGTTGGCGAGAAGCTCTGCTGACCCCTGCCCCAGTAAAAAGCTATATAACTAACGATAGTCGATTGGAACATGGACAATCGGTTATCGCTACATCGAAGTATGCCAAAAAAGATAAGCGTGATGTAAGTATCTCTTTCTTCCTTGAAGGTAGTTCAGAAGAAGATTACTTACAGAAGTATGAGGCTTTCCTTGATAAGATAGCTTATTCGGGTGAGTTTTGCTTGAAAGTTCCTCGCCTAAAGAGGGTTTTCAAACTTGTTTACACGCAATGCTCGCAGTTTGGTGATTATGGTCTAAAAAGAGGTAAATTTGTACTCAAATTAACGGAGTATAACCCGAATGATAGAATTAAGTTATGATTAAGATATTTGATATTAACGATAAATTGCTGATGCAAGCAGAAGTAACATCAGCAGCGAAGAGAGAACAGGAAATGTCTAAGTCAGATTACATTTCTCTGTCTTTCTCTGCTGCTGAGAAGGTTATTCTGCCAGTTGGTGCGTATATCAATTATACATATAAGATTGATAAAGTAAGAGAGGTTACTAGGAAGTTCCTTCTCTTGGAATCGTATGAGCCTACTCAATCAGATGAATGCTCTTGGAAGTACACTCCTCAATTCCAGCATCCGAAGATGATTCTATCGAAGACCCCATTCTTTATCTATACCCGTAATTCACAGAATGTAGAGGTAAAGCAAAATGTATGGTCTTTCGTAGGTACTACATCTGCACTTAGTGAGAAAATAAAAGATTTCCTTAACAAGGATTTAATGTTTGGCGAATGCGGATGGAAAGTTATCTTTTCAAATGTAACGGCAAATACTGTCAATGTATCATTCAGCGATAACGATTTTATTTCTGCACTTACAGCAATTACAAATGCTATTGGAGATAACTGCGAATGGCATATTGACTATGATGATGAAATTATCTACATCGGTAAGGTCTTAATCGGCGCAACTCCTGTTGTTTTAGAGGTTGGAAAGAATGTAGGTGTACCAAGTATCAATAATAGCAAAGAAGGCTACTATAACGCTTTCTCTATCTTCGGCGGTACAAGAAATATTACGCAAGTAAACAGCAAAGGTGAGAATGTTTCATCTGGCGATATTCGTCTGCAATTAGATGAGGGCAATGGTACAATATTAATAGACGGAAAGGAACGCTCTTACTCTATTGATAAGTATTCTACCCTTGACCTTAGAGCGAATAAAACGAAAGAACCTCTCTTTACGAAGGTGCTTGATTTTTCTCAGATTTATCCTTCGCTCAATACCTATGTATATAATGTACGTGGGCGAGTTAAGTATGTGCTTGATGATAATAATAAGAAAATACCTATTTCTTATAATGCTGATGGCTCGGTTAAGGAATATAAGACCTTTACAGTATGGTATATGAAATTGGCTTATCCTACTACAGAAAAAGTAGAAGGAAAGACAATTATCAATACAACAGTTGATGATGGCGTTACTCATTATTGGTATGACTTTGAGGTTACAGATGATTTGCTTATCAATGGTAAGAATATCGGATGCTCATTTGAACCAAACTTTAATACGGGTGCGCTTTCTACTCCACTTGCTGGTCGTGGCTCTAACAGCGAATATGTAGGCTTTGAACTTATCTATCATAAAGAGGCATCATCCTCGCATACGTCAGATGATGTTAGTAATAGTAATTTCTCAGTATTGGCTGGTGATTACGAAATTATCTATCAAGAGGATAATGAGGTTATCATACCTACAAACGCTGCTGAAATGCTTATTCCTCGTGGAGAAAGTATGCCTTCTTTAAAGTGTAATATCACGGTACTCTATAATATTGCAATGGCTGATACTATCTATTACGAGGATGCTCAAAATAGATTGTTAGAGAAAGCAAAGGAGGAGATTGTGCGATTACTCTCTGATTTGAATAACTATGAGGTTAAATCATATTCTGATGTATTCTTGGAAGATAACCCTCAACTACAAATCGGTCAGAGTGTAACGTATAAGGACGGACACGGATATGAGCTTGCGACAAGGGTATTGAAGCTATCTACCAATATTGATTACGACTTTATTCAGTCGATTACAATAGGCAATCAAGTAATTAAGGGTACTATCACGCAGCTCAAAGAAGACGTACAGACAATCATTGCGAGCGGTGGAAGTAGCGGTAACGGAGGTGGATATTCCGTTTCCCAGCTAAGAAAACTCATTGCGAAGTACGGAAGTGATAATTTTATATCTAAGCAGTTCGATGACATTGCAAAAGGCACTATCACTTGGGAAAAGCTCCAGAAGTTCTTGAAGGGAATAAAGGTCGGGGCGAACGGGGATTGGACTCTTGACGAACTAGATAACACCCATCTAACCACAGATTATCTAAAAGTCAGAATGAAAGCAATCTTCGAGACCTTGGAAATATTGCATACAGACACATTGGGTGGTGAATTGTTCATTACCCCAGTAGGCAGTAACCGAATATTGAAGGTTGAGGAGGTGAATATTACCTATGATGGTGTTAGTCAGAAGGCTTACAGATGCTACTTCCTTGGTGAGCAAGATGGCTCAAAGGTGGAGAATAAATGGAAGGTTGGAGACCAAGCAAGGAGCAAGAGCTTCAATCTTACGGCAGGAAAGTATCATAACGTAGGCAACCATTACTATTGGAGGCTAGTCATCGGTGTGTCTTCCGAGGCAGTGGAGATAGATGGCAAGAAATATCATTATGTGGATTTATCGGACATCGACAAGGACGCAGCCAGCGATGAGCCTATGGTTGATGACATTTTGAATCAGTGCGGTAATAGAACGGACATCACAAGGCAAAGTTGCTTGGTATTCTCTGCCGTTGACACCTATTCCCCTTGCATAACGCTCTATCACGGAGTTGACGGCTACACCTTTAATAACAAGGAGTATGTGGACTATGGCGTGAACCATTCCACGAACAAGGCTTTCTTCCACGTCTACGGAGATATGTACTTCGGAGACCGACCTACTAGTGCCAATAATTACGAGGGTGATTCCTACGTCAAGTATGATAGCGACAAGAAGAAAGTAACCATCAAGGGAGACTTGGATATTAAGTCCACCTACGATGGAAAGACCTTGGATAAGTACATCACCGAGAAGAGCTTGGATAAGAATGCCGTTGAGACCATTATCAAGAAATCGGAGACGATTACCGACCTTCAAAACCAGATAGACGGAGCTATTGAGACTTGGTTCTATGACGGCGTTCCTACACTCAAGAACGCACCTGCTAGCGGATGGGACACGGACATGATGAAAAACCATCTCGGGGATTTGTATTATGACAACAAGACGGGCAAGGCATACCGCTTTGCCAAGGATGGCTCTACCTATAAGTGGATTATCATCACAGACACGGAACTGACCAAGGCACTCGAAGATTCAAGGCAAGCACTCAAGGATGCAAAATCAAAGAGACGTATCTTCGGCTCTCAGCCAGTTCCACCATACGATGTGAACGATATGTGGGTCAATGCCACCTATCCTAGCGATGGAAGTACCTACAAGAATGAAATCTTGAAGTGTTCCACCGCCAAGGCAGAAGATGAAGAGTTTAATATTTCAGATTGGAAATTGGCTAGCAAGTATACCGATGACACGAAGGCAGAGGAAGCAAAGAAAGCTGCTGAGAAGGCGCAAGCAGAGATTAAGAACACGCAAACTAATTTGATTGCCCTCGGAACGACCGTATCTGACAATAAGAAGGCTTTCGATGTTTTTACCTCTGATGGCTACTTGGATAGTTCTGAGATTGCGGCTATCGCACAGGATAGCAAGCGTTTGGAGGACGATTATAATGCAGCCGTTGAGTCGTATAATAATGTTGTTGGCTCTAAGTTCTTGTTAGATAAGGATGGTAAAGAAACGACCTATAAAACGGATTTGGTTTCAGCTAAGGCTACACTCGATAGCGCAAAAAATGAACTCATTACCTATCTTTCTGACATCGTAAGCAGATACAACGCTTCTGATTCAAATGGAAAGGCTACCATCAAGGCGGCTGCGGCTCAGAAGTATACCAACTTCACGAATGCTTATAAGGCTTTCTACGACAAGCTGGGTGTGGCGAACAACTATATCACGTCTAATCTGTTTGATGGTCTCAATACTAAGCTCATCACCAATATGGCAGGTCTTGAATACATCAAGGCTGCTCTTGTTGATGGAGACACAGTAGTCAAGGGTGGTCTTATCCTCTCTACATTGATAGCCTTACGTAACGATAAGGGAAATGTTACCGCAGGTATCAATGGAGCGGACACGAAGGAGAATGGCATCGCCCTTTGGTTAGGTGGAAAGGCTATCGACAAGCAAGCCTCCACGACAACAGAGGAAGAGAAGAAAATTGCTGCCAAGTCCCTCCTACGCTTTGACGGAACTGGCTACTTCGCCAACGGCAACCTTTGGTGGGACGCAGACGGTATTTTGCACGCAGACCCGACATCTTTCATTATCAACAAGAATAATGTTGGTGTACAGCTCGCTCTCTTCGCTCCTGTATGGAAGAGCGGAACGACCGACACAACAAAGCTGGCAAACGTATTATCTATCGACCCACAGAAGCCTTTCACTCATCTTGACGTATCGGGTAACGTGACAACCGAAGGCAGCTTGAAAATTGGTGGAATCTATCTATCGTATGATAGTGCCAACAATGCCCTTCGACTATCCAAGGACGCTGCTGGAAAGGAAGCAGCTAACTTCTATGCCACAGGCGGTATCACGGCATACGGAGCAGGAGCATCTACCACGGGCGGTGGTGGCGGCTTGAACGGCAGTGTGAAGAGTTATTCAAA